ATGCCTTTATTTTTCCGGCTGAAGATGGCCATTTCCGTCCGCTACAGACCCCGCACACTAGCGCGGGGCAAGCGTTACGCCCGCGTTCACAACGCGCAGCTCTACCACGAAAACCTGTCCGGCATTGACCCTGGCGACCCTCTGCCCTTGCAGGTCATCATTACCGTGAACGGCGTGGAAGACGGCGGATTCTATCTCAAGCTCCCCGAATCGGGCGCTCCCCCGGTGGACAGTCACGGCAACCCTATGCCCGGCGCGAATCACGGCGAAGTCGTCACGGTGAACCGCCACCTGTGGGATCAGAAGGCGCAAGGGGTTATCCTGCGTGATGCAAAGGGTCGCACGACCCGGCAGCGTAACCGCGACGTGGAGTTATTTAACGATAGGCTCGAGCGCATCAAACTCGAAATCAAAGACGTGCTCCTGACCCAGGAACGGCGTCACGCAGCCGGTCAGGCCCCCGCCCCCACGACCCAGAGCGTGAAAGAAGAGTGGCTAACCGGTACCCCGTACCAAAACCGTTCGATTGCCCCGCCGTTGGATGCGGAACGGCTGCTCACCGTTACGGAAGCCTATCAGGGGTACCTGGTGTATCTGTATTCCCTGAAAGACACCGAGAAGGCCGCGAGGCCCCGGACCATTGAGCACTACACCTGCGGGCTGAACCATCTGAAACGCTACCTGGAGCGCGAAGGTAAACCCGGCCTACGGTGCGAGGTCATTACCGCCCACTGGGGCAAACGCTACCAGCATTACCTTGTTACCGCCTACAAAATGCGCATCAATACGGCCAATCAGTACGTTCACATGGTGCGCACCGCGCTCTCGTATTACGTCGAAGAAGGTAAGCTGGTCCGTAACGGTTTGTCGGATCTTAAGCTCGACCGCTCGGATGACAAAGAAGTTGTCTGGCTTACCGACGCGGAAGTTGCCGCCGTGTGGGCCATGAAAGCCCCCGGCGCGCAGGGCGTGGCGCTCTGGTGGTTTAAGCTGATTCTGGCCACCGGCATGGATTTGGCCGACTGTCAGACCTACATCGACAACCAGGACGCCCACGAGGTCGAAATCGGCGGTTTGCGGAAAATAACTATCCGCCGGGCCAAAACCGGCGAATGGTCGCACATCCCGATTACGGGCAACGACCGGCTGGAAGAACTGCTACGCGGTCCTATCCCTGCCAAAATGGGGCTTGATAGTCTGAACATCTACCTGAAGTTCATCGGCGGCATGCTCAATCTGGCCTATCCGTTAACGACCAAAATCGGGCGCAAAACGGCCGGGGCGTTATTTTTGAAGCGCTATTCGATCAAAGCGGTATCGAGGATTTTGGGTCACAAAACCGTATCCATGACCGAGAAGTATTACGTAAAAGTATCCGGCAACTATGTCGATTTAGAAATGCAGTTAGTAAACCAGTAATCCGTACACACTCACTTAAGTCTATTCCACAAGCATCATGAAGAACACAATCCACAACCGCATCACGCATCTGAGTCCCAACACCCCGACCACTACGCTGGCCCCCAGGCAAGAACTTTCGCCACCTTAACATATACGCTTTATCCCGAGAGAGGGGCGGCTGCGGCTGTCCCCTTTTTTTTGTTATCCCGTTAATATCCCTACTCAAACAGCGTCACCGTCGGCGCAACCTGCACAACGCCGACTTTGCGAACCAGATCGATGCTGCCTGCCCGGTTCAGTAGTTCCTGCTTGGCCTGCTCAGCCGCTTCCGCAATGGAGGAAAACCACCGGGTCTGCCCCTCGAACGTAAAGCCCCATACATCGCCAATGTCGGCGTTTTTGGCGCTCACCATCTCACGCACTGGAACGTGATTGGTTGGCTCGAGACCTACACTGCGAACCAAGTGAATGCTATTCGACAACGGAACGACGGTTTGCAAATCATTGACAACCCGCTTCAGACCTTTCTTTTTGCCCGTCCCCTGCCCGCCCTGATAGCGTTTACGGGCTAGTTCTTCCGCCTTTGCCGGGTCGAACGTGGCCAGCTCGGGCGTACTGATGTACTCGTACCCATTCCCGAACGGCTGCCGTACCAGCGCCCCGGCATCGCTTAACGCCCCTAACAGCGCGTGGCCTAAGTGCATGGGAACGCCCGTTGCCTTGATAAGCTTCACGGCATCGATTCGGCGGTAGGTAGCGGGGTCAAGCTGTTCAGTAAGGTAATCCAGCGCCTTCTGCCAGGCTTCGGCGTTGTCCGGCTTTGCGGAGGTGCCCGGCATGGAAACGGGTGTAGCGAGTACGTTGTGACGGGGAGCAGTCATGTAGGTTTGCAGTTTTTGACGGTTAATGAATATTCGGTTTTTGATCGTGCCGACCGGCAAATCAAAGTGGGTAGCCAGTTCTTCGTAGCGGTGCCCATCCGCCCGCATCCGCATCAGATCAGCGTTCATGCCCTTCAGTGAATCCAGCGCCTTATCAATCAGATCCACCTCGAACGCCGTAACCCCTTCGTTCTGACTGATGCCCAGCGTCCCTACCCGTTCGTACAGGCTATCATCGGGTTCATCGACTTTCTTGAACCGTTTTGCCCGGTTGTAGCGGGTCACGAACTCATTGTAACAGATTGCACTCAGCCACCCCTTCAGGTTGCCCCCTTCCGGATTGTATTTATCCTCACTCATCAGGGCCTTTACGAGCACGTCCTGCGCTAAATCCTTGTAGTCGTCGGTGTCGGCAATGAGCTTACGGGCGCAGGCTCGTACGAACGATGTGTGCTGTTCGATCAGCTTCGGCCAGGGCGTCAGGTAGGCAGTCTTCGGGGCGGTCATGGGGCGATGCGGTGACAGCGTAAGATACGAAAACAGGAATGTTTTTTGCACCCATACCAGCAACTATTTCCTGTCAACCTTGCTTTTGATAGGAATTTTTCCTAGTATTTGCCTGTTTTCAGCTCATTTGTTCTAGCCAGCTTATCCATGCCCCGTCAGGAACGCATTATACGGCCGTGGGAACGACGAAAGGTTACGGAGGGCAAAACCGCCTACGTCAGTCGGGATCGTTCATTCTACGCGTCCAATGCGTGGCGTACGGCATCCGAGCGGTATCGGCGTGAGAACCCGTTCTGTGTGGAGTGTCTGAAAGCCGACATGCTGACCGACTGTTCACCGGGAACGGGCAATGGTGTGACCGATCACAAGGTACCCATCAGCAGTGGGGCCGATCCGTGGGATGAATCGAACTGGCAGGTTTTATGCCATAAACACCACAATTCTAAGCGTTTTAAGGAACGCAAAGACCGGCAACATGGAGATGATTGATACCAAGTTACTACCACCGCCCGAAGCGTTTAACCTGGTCGTATCGGGCTCGCTGATGCAACGGCTCTGTTTGGAAAATTATATCAATCAGGAAACGCCTATCGTTCGCCCAACGCAACAGGTCAGCGTTCAATGGGACGGCACGACTTTGATCGCTCAGGTAGTTGAAGTCGGCCAGGAGTCTACGTTCTTGTTTAGGCCAATCCGGTTAAGCGATGCAACCACGCTTGGCGAACAATGGTTACTACTGGCTTTAAGCCGGATTGCAACGGGCAAATCCATTACGGCAATGTTTCATGATTAGCGTAGAAGACAAACTCAGACAGGTCATAATTCAGCACATCGCTGAGGACATGGACCACATGGCATTGTACGGAACGCCCAAACCCAGACCAACCCCGCCTAAACCGACCCGGCGCGAGGTTTGGGCAAACCGCCTTCAATCCCTCTTCCGGTTTCTGTCCAATATGGACTTTGAGGTTGGCCGGGTAGCTGTTGGTCATGGCGATACGACCTACTGCGTGGCCCTGTTTTCGTTTGGCTATTCCCGGCGATACCTTAGCATTCATCTGCTACCGGCTTATACGATTCACGAAGAAGGACAGAGCCGGGAACGCGCCCTACTTGGCTTTACACTGCTAAAAACGAGTGAAGAGTTTTGTTTGTGGCCGTACCTGGCTTACCGGAAGTTTGACAACGCGTTAAGGTAAAAGTTATGCTAAAAGAACCTAAGTACATACCACCACGCCCAAAGAGCCTGGATTGGTCGTATTGGTATGATGAGCGCACAAAACTTAAACGGGCCATTCAAGCCAACCAGAAGCGCGGTCTGTGGATGCGGCCAGCCCCACGAAACAACCGTATAACGAACTAAACAATGGACGTTCAATCTACGACAGAACTTAAGCCACTTGACTATCAGAAGGGTTGGTGTCGCGCTTACATCAAAGGCGGGCGCATCGAATTGTTAACGCCCGATGGTCAATGGATGAGCTACATTCAGGATGTTGAGATTCACCACAGCCTTGACGCTTACTTTGGCCGCGAGATAAACATGGCGACAGTCAAAGTGCCGGTGTTTCTGTTCGATTCAGAAGAACAGGCCAAGGCGGTCAACACACCGGAAGCACCTACTAAAATAGATTAACCATGATATTAACGATCAATTACAAAGGCATTCCCATTTCAGCAGTTATTGAGTCTGGTAAACTTACTACTGATGAATTGTCGGGACTTAAACAGGTAATGGACTTAGTTGATGAGCGGGCAGGAAAAGAACAGACCTGCAACCTAACGTGCAACCTATCCGGTTCAGACCTGACATTGGCGCATGAACGAGCAACAGTGTATAGGAAGGGTTTTAAGTCATGAGATACCGAACCGCAACCGTACTATGGGCGTGTTCTGCCTCTATTTGGGCTGTTCAGGCTGGCATGGCATTAGCACGGCACGATAGTGTTGCAGCCATCATGTACGGTATAGTCGTCGCAAGTCATTTGTTCTGCGTCTATACCAATGCGCGTTGCATACGATGAAGAAGTACATGCAGACGCATTACATCGAACGCTGTAGCGATTGTCCGCTAGATGATGATGAGGATAGTACTATCAAAACGACGTAACTACCTGACCCCCAGGGGTGTGCGACAAATCAAAAAACCTTCATGTTTCACGACCGTATGCCCTGTTTTCTGTTTGATCGTGCAAAACTCCTATAGGGGGTTCTTAATGTATTCATATGAACGAAGGCAGACCACCCGTACCGACTGAATTAAAGGTCATTCGCGGTACGGACCAACCCAGCCGGGTTAAGAAAGACCAGATGCAGCCGCAGCGGCTCGAGTCGCTGCCGATGGCCCCCGAATGGCTCAACGAATACGCCAAAGATGAATGGTACGCCGTGGCCGAACAGCTCCACCGGCTCAAAATGCTGGCGTCAGTGGATATGGGCCTTCTGGCGGCATACTGTCAACAGTTGGGCGTGTTTCAGAAGGCGCAGCGCGAACTGGAAGCCAACGGCTACACGATGGAAACCCACAACGGCTTTGAAGTGCCTTCCCCCTGGGTGGCTATTGGCAACAAGGCGCTCGACCAGGCCGCAAAAATCGGGGTTCAGTTTGGCTTAACCCCGGCTTCGCGCACCCGGATACCGCAACCCAAACAGAAAGAAGCCAACCCATTCAAAGCCCTAAAAACCGGCACCAATGGCTGATTTTAACCGCATCGCCTTACGGTACGCTGAAGATGTGATTTCAGGCAAACAGATTGTCGGGAAATACATCCGACTTGCCTGTGAACGGCATTTGCGGGATATGGAGCGGGGTAAAGAGCGAGGCTTGCGCTTTGACCATGCGGCCGGTCAGCAGGTGATTGATTTTGTGTCGAATCTCCACCACTGGAAAGGGGCGAAAGCCCGCACGGCCATTGAGCTGGAACCTCATCAGCAATTTTATTTGTACAGTCTATTCGGCTGGAAGCGAGCCGATGGCACCAGGCGATTCCGCAAATCGTACAAAAAAGTAGCCCGTAAAAACGCCAAAACGACCGAATGCGCCGGTAAGGCCATGTACGCGGCTTACCTGGACAACGAACCCGGCGCTCAAATCTACTTTGTCGCTACTAAAGAGGATCAGGCCCGCATCGGCTTTAAAGACGTTCAGGAAATCATCAAAGTAACCCCGGGCCTACCGGAAATCTTTCAGACGTTCACCAAGTCGGTTGTTTGCCCCGAAAACAGCTCGTTCATGAAGCCGCTGGGTTCGGACTCGAAAACCTCCGACGGCTTCGACCCCTCCTACGGCATTATTGACGAATACCACGCCCACCCCAACGACGGGATGGTGAACGTCATTGAGTCCGGCACCGGGGCGCGTCGGCAACCGCTGCTGGACATCATCACCACGGCGGGTTTCAATAAACAAGGGCCTTGTTTTAAGTTTGAGAAAGTCGTTAAGAATGTGCTGGAGGGTGTACTGGAAGACGACGCCCTGTTTGGGCTGATTTACGATCTGGACGACGACGATCTGAAAGACACCAACTGGCAGAACGAAGACGTGTGGGTAAAGGCTAATCCGAACCTGCACGCATCGGTATACCTGTCCAACCTGCGCGATCTGTGTCGTTCTGCCCGCAACGAAGGGGGCGAAAAGGAGGTAAACTTTAAAACCAAGAACCTCAACATCTGGGTTGATGCGGCTAAAACGTGGATTACCGACGAAAACTGGATGAAAGGAGCGGGTAGTTTCAAGCCCGAAAGCCTTCAGGGCGCTACTTGCTACGGCGGGCTTGATTTGGCCGTTGTAGGTGACTTTTCAGCCCTTACGCTTACGTTTCCCATGCCGGACGGCAGTTTTAGGCAGCTTTACTACTTCTGGATACCCAAAGACACGGTTTCAGCCCGGGTTGCCAAAGGGTTGTCCAACCTTCAGACGTGGGTTAAGGATGGGTTTGTCAGGGTTACAGAGGGCAACGTGACCGACTTTGACGTGATTGAGCGCGATGTTATTGAGCTGTGCGAGATGTTCAACGTAGTCAGTATCGCCTATGACCGCAACCTGGCGAACCAGCTTGTGAACAACCTGAAAAACGAAGGGGTCAATCTGACGGAATACAAACAGACGGCCGTCAACTTTACCCCGCCTACCCAGGAATTTGAACGGTTGATCCTGTCGGGTAAACTTCACCACGGCAATAACCCGGTGATGCGCTGGATGATGGGGAACGTCGTCATCAAACGAGACATTAACGGCAACGTTCGGCCCGACAAAGACCGGGCGGCTGATAAAATCGACGGCCCGGTGTCTTCCATCATGTCGATTGGCGAATACCTGACGTTTGCCGGGCAGCCGGAAGACGACAGCGGTTCCAGCTACGAAAGCGAGGGGATTTTTTACGTGTAGGTTGAAGAATCTGTTTACAGAACGAAATGGGTTATATACGCCATAAAGCACTAATACTAACAGGCTTTCGACCCGAGGAAGTCGAAGCCGTCCATCAAGAAGCCAAACGGTTGTTGTCGGAGTACACGGCTAGTCTATTCCTAGATGCAAGCACATTGGTTACGCCTATTGTTAGGGGGATAGCAAACAACTACTGGTCGTTTATGATTGCGCCGGATGGTAGCAAGGAAGGGTGGCATGAGTCAGACTACTGTGATAAGGCCCGGCACGAACTGATTCGGTTCATTAAAAACCGCAAGCTGTATGTAGATTACGTCGAAGTAGCCTTTGGGGGAGACGATAAAGGGGCTGACCTGACGGCGTTCAATGAAGAGGAGGTAGACGACGATTAAATGGTCGTTTTTTCGTATCTTACGCTATGCTGACAGACAAGGATATTAGGGACATTGCTGCGTATTGGGGGGCACCCTGCGAGTACCGGTTTACCGAAGACCGGCGGTACGCGCAGGAGTTGTCACTTGTCAAAAATGTGGGCATTGAGCTACTACAGCACTTTCACTACGCCGATATTTTAACCCGAACGGTTAAACTCCACCTACGAACCCTGTCTAGTCTGACCGATGAAGAGGTAAGAGAATGCGCTAGAGTCGCATTGCCCGAAGACCGATCAAAGGATTTGTTTAATTACGAGGATGACGTAAAACGACAGCACGGCAAGTTGTTTTTAGACACGTTTTGCATACACACAAAAGGCTATTTCTACTTTTACTACCAATCACTTGGGCTACACGACCAAGTATCAAATTCAGGCCAGCTAATTACCTACCTGCAAAGCATCGGGGTCTACGTGCCGGGCACCATTCGAGAGGAACTAGTACAGCTACAACAATGAACGACAAACTACCCGACATCAAACAGGTATTTGAGGAACGGTATTTTAAACCGGCTAGAAAGGAGATTCACAAAGCATCCTACGAAGATGCCTTTATAGTTGGTCAGGAACGCTTTCAGCAAGAACACGGCTTTCGGCTCCCGTTCGGGCTGCGACAGTTTAAACGGCACCTATCGAGCCGTACGGGGTGTTAATCTTTCACAAATTTCCAGTCAATGAGCGCCCCGGTTTCGCCGTTAACCGTTCCTTCTGCGTAATTGACCACTTTTCCACCAAAGGCGTTTTTGCCCCGAAACGTCGTAAATACGTATACCGTACTGCCATTGTCTTTAAAGCGGGTAGATACATGTTCGTAACTGTCCGGATCGTTCATACTGCTTTTTATTGCTCGCTCTAAACCTGGGTGCGATCCGTCCCATGGCGAAAAGAAGCCTTCGACAACCTCAGACCGGGGGCGCACAGTACTTACGCTGTCTGAATCATCGCTCGGCGGCACAGTCAAACTATACAGGATAAACAGTCCTAAGCCAACTAACAATAGAAAGGCACACCCTTTGCCGACCGGCTTAACTTCTTTGGGCTTTGATTCAGTCGCAGAACCGGTATTAAGTATGGTCGCCTTCTGCTGTTCAAATTCGGCTTCTGTGATAGCTCCTTCCTGTTTTAGTTTTACAAGCCGTTCAAGTTGGGATAGTTGTTGTTCATCCATGGTGATTAGTATGTCTGCGTAATATGTTTTGCCTTCCTGTCGAACCTGTAGTAATGTTGCCCTAAACGCGGTGCCATTATCAAAACTATCAGCTATCTGAGCTGATACAGACGCGGGCACGTACCCTAATTGGTTCTTTTTGTAGTAAATCTTGATAGCGTTTGTGTCAAATTGGTTGGTTGGCTCTCGAATAAGGCGTAACAGTGTGTTTTCCGGAAGTGCTGGTAATAGATACTGGCCGTCGTATTTGTCTGTAGCAGCAATGTAAGTGCGTATTGGCTGCATGTATGGTGTGGTTTAGTGAATGGTTAACAGACGAAAGTAACAAACGCCCGGCATCTACTTCGTGCAACGCATCAAATTTTCACTTTCCGGCTACCTAATTTGCTTTTCTCGCACCGGTTCAGTACTTTAGCACTGTCCAGTACATAATTGCCAGCGGTACAATGCCGCCTGAACCGCCAATTCAGGTTTTTTTGTGCCTTACATACATCAAATTGCTATATTTACGGCTCAAACGAGCCAAAGTGGCGGTTTGTTACTCCCGTATCACGTCTGTAATGGATGTGGTAGTTACCTGGCAAGGTACTGGACAACGGGTCGGTAGCAAACCGCCACTTTTTTATTGCCTGACTTACAACGTAGTAAGTACATAAATGTCCAGTATAATGCTAAGTGCAAAATCTAATGGCGGTGTCAGCTACTCCCCGCCAAAAGCGCAGGAAAGTGCGCTGTCCCTCCCCGACGTTCACACCTACGAAAACGGTGTGCAGTACGTAACAGCTAGGTCGCTCTATAGGTCCCTGACCAGCAACGCCAACAATTTTAAACGTTGGTCTACAGACAACATCAAAAACAACAAATCGGCAATGCAAGGCATTGATTATCAAAGAATCATGCGCCGTGCAGAAAACAACCGACTGATTGAGGATTTTGATGTTGCGCTGGATTTTGCAAAGCATCTATGTATGCTAACGCAAACCGAGAACGCCCACAAAGTTCGTATGTACTTTATTGAAGCTGAAAAACGGTACCACACCTTACTAACAGAGCGCAATCAGCAGGTAGCTATTCAGCTTACAGCATTGATGGGCTTGTTAAACGAGCAAAACGAGCGCATCATAGGTTTGGAGCGACGTATTGACAAACTGCATCGTGATCGGGTGAAATATCTTAAGGCCAAAGTTGCTGACCGTAAGAGGGTCGAAATTGAACGTCGTCAACAATCCCAGGTTAAGGACCTGTTCGATTTATACGAACGCTACGTACGGATTGAACAGATTGACGGCCCCTTGTCCATATTCAGCGACCTGGTTGATGCGCTAAAGATGCACTACGGCATTGACATGTACGCTTACAGAGGTGTAAAGAAGGCAAACGAACATTGGTTTGATTTGGCCGGTCGGTACGGCTTTGCTGGCAGTCTGGTTGGTGTCTTAAAAATGCACATGCGTAAATCCCGCTATCTGTGATGAACGAGCTAATCAGAGTGGCAACTAACGAGCAAGGCTCACAGGTTGTTTCGGCGCGTGAACTTCACAGCTTCCTAGAAAGTAAACAGCAGTTTGCCGATTGGATCAAAAACCGGATTGACAAGTACGGATTCGTTGAGGATCAGGACTTCACGACTTTTTCAGAAATTTATGAAAAAGGCAGACCCCGTATCAACTATGCCTTAACGCTGGATATGGCGAAGGAGTTGGCAATGGTCGAAGCCAATGAAAAGGGACAACAGGCAAGGCGATACTTTATTGAGTGTGAAAAGCAATATCGCCAAGTAGCACCCAAACCCCTCACGCCTGCCGAACAACTTTTGCAACAGGCTCAGTTGATGGTCGAACAGGAACGGCGGGTTACGGCCCTCGAAAGCAAGGTGCAGGAAATCGAAGCCCGAACGACTACCCGGCCCGATTACTTCACTATCGCCGGGTATGCCAACGTAAACCGGATTCCGGTAAACCTCAAAGTAGCTGCCCGGGCGGGCCAACAGGCAACTAAACTCTGTAAAGAGCGCGGTTATTTGCTTGATGCCTGCGACGATCCCCGGTTTGGCCGGGTCAATATGTACCCTCGAACGGTGTTGGACGAAGTGTTTAGGACGCCGTTACAGTTGTAATGTTGCACAAATCCACGAAAAGCCGGGCCAAAACCCCGGCTTTTTTCTTTTCATCGCTGTACTAAACAAAGATTAGACCAGAACTCAGGTAGTCCAATCTACCCCTATTTCCCTCAAAATAGTGCCATTTTGACCTAAAATCCGGGCCTTTTTGACATCAATCCTGCCCCTTTTTGCCTGCTATTTCGCAACTAAGCTAAGCCGTAACAACTTAGCCCCCGCGCTTTGAGCATTCTGGGCAACTTGTGGGCGTCATTCTGGTCAACCGGCACCCCAACGGACACCGTTCCGCGTGGGCTGTCGCTGTCTACCGAAACCTACGACCCGTCCATCGCCCGGCTCATGGGCTTAAACGAGGGCAAAGTTGCCGTAACCGAGGAAAATGTACTGGGTTTATCCGCCGTGTACGCCTGCGTTGACCGGATTTCAAAATCCATTGCGTCGCTGCCGTGGGATGTCTACGATCAGCCTGACGAACGGACCAGCCGCAAGGCATACGAGCATCCGGTTTTTAAACTCCTACATACGCAGCCCCATCCGCTCTACAGTTCATCTACGTTCCGGCGCGTGATGCTCAATCACCTGCTGCTACGGGGTAACTTCTACGCCGAAATTCAGCGCGACGGTCGCAACCGTCCGATTGCGCTGAAAATCCTCAAACCCGGCGACGTTACGCCCTACCTCTACAACGATCAACTGTTTTACCAGCTCACCGACGGCCGGGTGCTGATGGACTACGAAGTCTTTCACCTGAAAGGCTACTCCACCGACGGATTGGTTGGCCGCTCCCCTATTCGTGTAGCGCGTGACGCCTTTGCCGCGAGTCTGGAAAGTCAACGGTTCGGCACCCAGTTTATGCAGAACGGGGCTCGGCCGGCCGGGATTCTCTTGCATTCGGGCAAACCCAGCCCGGAAAGCAAACAAAACCTCAAAGAGTCGTGGCAATCTCAGTACTCGGGTGACGGCATCGGCAAAACCGCGACGCTAACTGATGGCTGGACGTATACCAAACTCGGTATCGACCCGCAGGACGCGCAGTGGATCGACTCGAAAAAGCTCTCCAGGGCGGAAATCTGCGGCATTTTCGGCGTTCCGCCCCACATGGTAATGGATCTGGACAAGGCAACCTTTTCCAACATCGAAAACCAGAACATTTGGTACGTCGCCCACACCTTGACGCCGTATCTGATCGAAATGGAGCAGGAAGCGAACCGCAAGCTGTTCCGCGACTCCGAATCCGGCCGCTACACCAACAAACTGAACGTTAAGGGCCTCCTGCGGGGCGATACGGCCGCTCAGACCGCTCACCTGTCGGCTCTGGTTGACCGGGGCATCATGAGTCGAAACGAAGCCCGGGCGCTCGATGAGCTCAACCCCTACGAAGGCGGTGACGAATACCTTGTACAGGGTGCGATGGTGCCCGCCGATTTACTACGCGATTTCTACAACAAGAAAATTAACGACGGCAGCGTACCGGGCACCACGGCCCGGGCGGTGACGCCTAAGCACTATGGATAAGGAACTACGCATCATCGAAACCGCCGATTTTGGCATCGAAACCCGGACTGTGAAGCGGGCCGATGGGGAGGAGGTCGAACGGTCGGTCATTGTTGGCAAGGCGGTCACCTTCAACACCTACAGTCAGGTGCTGGGCTGGTTTCGTGAGCAGATTGTTCCGGCCGCGTTTGAGGGTTGCGACATGAGCGACGTGGTATGCCTGAAAAACCACGACAATAACCTGATTCTGGGCCGCACGGCTGACACGCTCTCGCTCGAAGTACGTAACGATGGGCTGTACTTTACGGCCTACCCTCCCGACACCCAGGCTGCCCGGGATGCGCTGGAAGAAATCCGTTCCAAAATGATCCGGGGCTGTTCATTCCAGTTCAGCATTGCCCCCGGCGGTTCGGATTGGGACACCGACCCCGCTACCGGCGCTGAGATTCGCACCATCAAGAAAATCTCCAAGCTCTACGACGTAGGGCCGGTCACGTTCCCCGCCTACCTCGACACCAATACGGATGTGGCTAAGCGCGATTACGACAGCGCCAAAGCCGAACGCGAACAACAGCAGCAGGAACAACAGGAGCAGCCACCCGTAGACCCCTTTACCCCAATTGATGTATTTCAGCGACGCGCCCGGGCGCTCAGTCTAGTTTAGCGGCCCTCCGCTACAGTACCAACTTTTATCAGGACAGCTAAAGGTAACACAATGAAAACAGTAAAACAGTTACGAGACGAGCGGGGCGAAAAGCTCGAAAAACTAAACGCCATCACGGCCACGGCCAACCAGGAAAAGCGGGAGTTAAAGCCCGAAGAGGTTACGGAGTTTGACGGGCTGGAAACCGAAATCCGCTCGTTGGATGAGCAGATTAAGCGGGCGGAAATCGCCGAACAGCGCAACGCTGAAGCCGCTGCCAGCCAGGGTAAACCCTTGGGCAAACTGGACAATGAGCAGAAGCGCCAGCAGCAACTTGGTCAGTTTTCATTCCTGAAGGCCATCCGCTCACTGACGGCCGTAAACCAGAATGACAAACTGACGGGCTTTGAGCTGGAGATGCACGAAGAAGCCGAACGCGAAGCCCGGGCCAGCCACCAGACCATCAACGGCGTGGGTATCCCTTCCATCGTCATGAAAGCCAAGTCGATGGAAACCCGCGACAACTCGGTTACGATGCCGACGCAGCCCGCCGATGGTTCAGCCGTGGTGCAGACCCAGAAGCTGATTTCAATGGAAGACATGCTCCGCAATGCGCTCATGACGCACCACCTGGGAGCAACCTACTACAGCGACCTGGCGGGCAACGTGGATTTTGTCCGCATGACCGAGCGCCCGGTGGCTACGTGGAAGCCCGAAGTTGGCAACCTCGACAAGTCGAACGTAAAGTTTGGCCCCGCCGGTAGTTTGACGCCGAACCGTATCGGTACCTACACGGTGCATTCGTTCCAGTTTTTGCGGCAAACGGCCCCGTCCATCGAGGCCCAAATCCGGCAGGAGCTGGCGTATTCAGTAGCGGAAGGTATTGACCGGGCGGCTATTCTGGGCGATGGCCTGGACAACGAGCCGACGGGTATCCTGAACGCTTCGGGCGTTACCAAAATATCAATGGGCGCCAACGGTGGGGCCATGAGCCGCCAATCGACCATCAACGCTCTGGGTCAACTGCTGGCTAAGAACGTCAACGGACGCAACCTGGGCTGGCTCATCAACGGCGCTACGGCTGCCGCCCTGCTGGGAACGCCCTACAACGAAACCTCAGACCGCTTCGTCATGGAAGCCCTCGACCGGATCGGACCCTACCCGGTTGCGCTGTCGAATACCGTGCCTTCCAACGGTACTAAGGGCACGACGACGACCGAAACGCTGTCTAAAGCCTTCTTCGGCGCTTGGGAAAACCTCTACATCGCGCAGTGGGGCGGCTACGATCTGATGGTCAACCCCTATACGCTGGGTAAAGCCGGCCAGGTGGAGCTCATCATTCAGGCGTTCGCCGACATCCTGGTCTACGAACCAAAGGCGTTCGTGGTCCTCGAAGACATCGACACTACGCTGTCGTAATCACCCGGCCGGGTTGCGCTGTTGGTAACAACTTGTCGATGGCGACCCGGCCCCAACTAACCAACGTCATGACGATCAAATTCAAAGAATCCCTTGCCGGTACAGGCTACGAGCAGTACGAAGGCAAAACGGTAGAGAATGCCGAAACCATTTTCGGACCCGCGCAGGCCGCGTATTTCCTTGAAACCGGAACCGCCGAAGCCGTCGGTGAGAAAAAGAAAACAGCGACCGCCCCGCAAGGCGAAACCCCCGAAAAATAAGCCGTGATCTATTCTGCCAACCGTTTGCCATTGCCCGACCAACAGGAGCGCGAACTGGCGCTACAGCCTAGTCAGGTAGCGTCGTGGCTACGGGTGGACGCGTTGGCAGAAGCAGAAACGATACTGTTTCTGATCAACAATGCGATGGATAGGGTCGAGGAGCTTTGCAATCAGCCCATTTTCGAAGGGTCATACCGCGTGACCTTACCGGGCTTTGTTAGCGGGAAACTGCCGGTTTTGACCCCTATCACACTGACAAGTGTAGCCTATCGGGTTGCAAACGCTAATACGGATATTGCCTTAACTGACACTGGCTATCTGCTAGATGCTAATTCACTCAGTTTCTCTGCCGCAACGCTTGCGTTACCCGATGTTGGCCGCGTAATAATTGAGTACAAGGCGGGCTACCCAATCGCGCAAGTGCCGGGGTCTATCAAAATGGCGATGTGCTACATGATCACCCAATGGTACGAATACCGGGCGGATGGGGGGCTTACTCCGGAAATGAAGCAGCGGTCGGCTGAGATGCTGGAAAGATTTATCAGACACACTACGTAATGGCAAAGAAAGTCACGCAGGCCGGGCAGTTGGACAGGTTCTGTACAATCTACACGAGGGACGCCCTGAAAGACACGCACGGCAAGCTACAAGGCTACGTGCCGACGCCGGTTTACTCGAATCTGCCCTGCAACAAACAGGACGGACCCGGCGACGAAAAAAACGAGCTGGACCAGCGCAAAACCGCTTACGGTACGACGGTCTTCACCATTCGCTACAAGGCTGACATTACCACGACCATGAAGCTATCGTGCGAGGGCGTAGACTACGACATTCTTCGGGTAGCGGAAGGCGAAGGACGCAAACAATGGTTGGTGCTAACCACCCAGAGTAAAGACAAATGAACGTAACGGTTGACACCACCCAGCTTGAACGATTAGACGGCCGGCTCACCCGGGCGGGCCGGTTCGTATCGGATCGGCAGGTGGTGGGCCGGGCGCTTAAAAAAGCCGGTGAGCCGGTCCTGAACCGGTTGCGCGTCAATACGCCCGTCGGTCCCGGCAACGAACGGATCAGTCTACGCCGGTCCACCCGGCGGGGCTATTCGAGCAATGCCTACCGGCAGGGAGGGGCTACCCGGCGCGATGCCCGGCTGAAGGTCGTCGCGGGCAAAGGCAACGAAGTCGCCCGGCTGCTGGCCGGTATCGACAAGCGCCGGGGCAAGGTGGGCTGGCGGACGCCGTTCACCACGCGCGGCACCCGTGACCGCTACACCAAAACCCCGCGCCGGTACGTCGGCCGGGTGCGGGCCAATGACTTTCTGGGGCGTACCGAGCGCGAAACCCTGCCGGGCTTCGTAGCGGATTACGGCCAGACCATGAGCGATCAGGTAGAACGGATACTGACGACGACCACATGATTTCACAGGCGCTTTACGCCCTGCTGAGTCAGGACGATACGATTAACGAACTGGTGGACGGCCGCATTTACGGGGCTTCGTTTGAGCAGGGGTCGGCCTTTCCGGCCATATGCTACGCAGCCAGCGACATGCGCCCACTGCCGTGCCGACGCCCGGGCAAGACCCGAACCGGAACGCTGGACCTTGATATTCTGGCCAACGACCTGGACGAACTGGGTCTGATTGCTGAAGCCCTGCACGAAAAGCTCGATAGTCTCGACACCATCGTAGCGGGCTACAGTCTGAGAACCGGCGAAGGCGAAGACGAACCCGACGACGAAGACACGGACCTTGAAAAGTATTACAAACGCATCCAATTCCGCCTGACGGCGACAAAACTAGACTAACCATGGCAACACGCACCGACCCCGTTGTACTCGGTAAACAACAGTGGTTCTACGTCAAAAAAGGCTCCGACTACGTAGCTCTGGGCTGCATGACCAACTACGACGAAAACGAACCCGGCTATCAGCCTCAGCGGTTGTCGTGCCGCTCCGGTACGAAGGTATCCCCCGGCGGTGAAAAAGACCTGGCTACGCTCAACATCGAAGGCGTCGCTCACGTCTACGCCAGCGGTCAGGTAGCCTCCAACGTATCGGCGGAAGAAATCCGGGGCTGGACGCAATCCGGTACGATTGTCGAAGCCAAGTGGGGCGGAACGCTCGAAGGCGACCCGGTTCACTCGGGCAAAGGCTACTTCACGGGCTTTAGCCGCCGGAACCCCAACGACAACAACACCACCTACTCGGTCACGTTCAACTGCACCGAAGAATACGCTACGGCCGCACTGGCTCCACCATCGGGTAACTAAGCATGGAAGAAAGACAGGGTGCCATTGACAAAAAAGGGCAGTCGGGTAAGGTGTATCATTTCAAATACGGATGGTACGCCTACCGCCTGCTGAGCAAACAGACCGACGTAACCAAAATGGGTGAGCTGCCGGTCGATCAGTACGTCGCGTATTTGTTTCTGGCGGGTCTGCTGGCCTGCAAAACAAAGAACGACCTACCGGACGGCTTTGAGCTGGATCACGTCTACGAAGTGCTGGACGATTTGAATGATGCCGACGCCAAAGAGGTCTACAAGCTGGCTGAACATGCGCTGGGGTTTATTCTGGAGAGCGTACAGAAGATGATGACGAACGGCCAGGCAACACCGGCCGATCAACAGGCCTTGACTGGAACGCCGTCCTAGACTTCGCCCTGGGCGACATGGGCTTGAAGCCCGATGAGTTCTGGAACCTGACCATTCCGGATTACAACCGGATGGCCGATGGGTTTCAGCGCAGACGCCGGGAGGAACTGGAATGGCGCGGCACGCTCATGGCGCACATCGCTACGTTCGGCGGGGTCTACGACCCGGCTAAGGTTCAGTTCAAACGGCAGGATTTTCTCTTGCTCCCCGGCGACAACCAACCCGCGAAGATCATCCTGCCGACGCCGGAAGAAATGGAGCGGATCAATAAACGATTTAATCAGTAAGTCCCCGTGGCAAGCGCAATAAACATTGTTCTCGGAGCGCAGGTAACGCCGTTCGTGCAGGGCATGACCCAGGCGCGGGCGGCTATCGGCTCCCTTGGCGGCTCGTTTAGCCAGTTGCGCGGCTCGATTGACCAGCCCCGGGGGGCGTTCGCGTCCCTGACCCGCCAGCTCAACATTACCAAGGCGGAGATGCAGGACATTCTGGCCGTGGGTGGGCGCATCCCGGCCGAACTTCAACAACGCTACCGGTTGCTTCAGGGCTCGGTTAACTCCGTCAATCAGGCGTTTGCCAGTCGGGACGCCAAAGGCTTTAGTCTGGGCCTGAGTGGTATGGCCATTGCCGCTACGGCCGCTACCGCAGCCATCGGCGGCATTAAAAAGGCGCTCGACATTACCAGCGAAGTACAGCGGCTGAACGTGAGTTTGGAAGCCGTCAGCAGCGGGGCGGCTGACTTTGCCAGAACGCAGCAGTTTCTAACCGCTGCGTCGGATGGGCTGGGCTTATCCTACGCGACGCTGGCCGGCAGCTACAAGGGCCTGAAAGCAGCCACCAACGGCACAGCCTTAGAAGGCCAGCAGACGGAAAAGATTTTTCTCTCCGTTGTTCGGGCATCGGCGGCTTTGCAGCTTTCTTCCGAACAAACCGAAGGCGCTCTACTGGCCCTGCAACAGATGATGTCGAAAGGCAAGGTGCAGGCGGAAGAATTGCGCGGTCAACTTGGCGAACGGATTCCCGGGGCGTTCCGGCTGTTTGCGCAGGCACTGGGCGTGAGTGAAAAACAGCTCAACAAGATGCTGGAGCAGGGCGAAGTGCTGGCGGCTGACGTGCTGCCCAAATTCGCCCAAAAGCTCGAAGAAGCCTATGGTTCCAAAGCCCAAAACAACGTCAATACGCTGACGGGCTCCATGACCCGGGCGACCGATCAGGCCAAATTGTTCTTTGCGGAATTTACCCAGGCCAGCGGGGTTGATGCGACGTTCACCAACATTAACAACAACATCGCCAATACCCTCAGGGGTATGCGCGAAGCGATCCGCTCAAAAGAGTGGGGTACGTTCTTTGCGGCCATTAGCCCGAACGCATCGGTACGCGACCTAGCGGATTTCCGCCTGGAACAGCTCAACCGCAACCGCACCGTCATTGATGAGTTCAGCCAGGCCAGCGCGGCTCAGCGGCAAGCCCGCATCGGCGTTTTGGCGGATGAAATCAAGCTGCTTGAAAAGCAACTGGCCGACCGGGATAACACCCTGATTGGCGGACGGAAATCCCGGATTACGGCCGATCTGGAAAACCAGAAGCGCCTGCTGGCGGACCTACTAAAGATCAACGCCGGGAAGTCGTTTCAGGATCTGTTCTCATTCGTCGGCGGGCTGGGTAAATCACCCGACGCTGACAAAACCGCTTACAACCTCGAAGCGGCCCGCAAACAGCAAAAGGCACTGGCGGAACGGATTCAGCAAATCACGTTTAGCCAGGGGGCCGGGGCTGTGCCGACTACCCTACGCCGGGAATACGATCAACTTACGGCAAAGATCGAAGCGGCCGAAAAGTCTACCCAGAAACTTAAGGCTACTACAGCTACCCTAACTGAAAGTACGCTGACCACAAATGAGCGGATATTAAACCGGCTAACAACCCAACTAAAAAAATACGGCGATACGGCCGACGGTTCGCTTAGCCGTCAAGTTGTCATTTTCCAAAACCTGGTTAAGCAAGAAAAAGAGCTAGCGAAAAATCCGCTAGGTCGAATGACGCTTGAAGTAAAGTCAATTCGTTTCACTGGCAAAAATAATCTATTAGACCAAGTTCAAGATATTGTAGGTCGGCAGGGGCGAGCCAGTGAGGGGTTACAAATACGGGCTGGGGAAATTACGCAGTTCGGATCACTGGCCTACTATCAGGAGCAGTTGGGTAAAATCGATTCCCAACTGCAAAAGCTAGCTGTAAAAGGTAATAGGATTCCGCCGATTGATGATTCTGTCATTGCATCAATTGTCGAATACAACGAAAAGCTTTCTTTAGCCAATACTACCCTACTTAAGTCGCAGCGGTTAGCCGAAAACGAGCGACTATCTAAGTTGCCACAGATAGGCGGCATCTCTTTTGGCGGGTTCGATTTAAAGCTATTTAATGACTCAGCCAACACTTTAGAGGAGAGAACTCTATCACTACGCAACTCAATCGTTGGCAGTATTCAGGAAGCGGCATCAGCTACTGTGGGGGCGTTTGGTGAATGGGTCGGCGCGATGATAGCAGGCACAGCGCAATTAGCCGATTTACCTAAAGCGTTAGGTGGTGTGTTTGCGAGCTTAGCCAAGTCAATGGGCCAAGCTTTAATTTCATTTGGAACTGCATCACTCGCAGCGCAAGCCCTCATTCCAAACCCTATCGGAGCCATTGCAGCCGGGGTGGCGCTGGTAGCTCTTGGATCGGCGCTTCAGGCAACCCTCCAGAAACAAACGCAGGGGGCATTCGGCGGCAATCGCCGGGTGGCATTGGCCCGGGGTGGTCTGGCCTACGGGCAAACCCAGGCCATCATTGGCGACAACTATGCCGCCCGCTTCAATCCTGAAGTGGTCAGCCCCTTAAGTGACTTACAGAAATTAATCCCCATGGCAGCCGCCCCGCAAGCGATCAGCGTATCGGGTGAACTGGTAGCCCGGGGTTCTGATTTGGTGCTGGTCTACGACCGCGCCATTCAATACCGTAACGGATTTAAAGGACGCTAATGCCCTACAATAAACGCTATACCGTACCGTTCATTTCCTCACCCCACCGGGATAAACTGGAAACAGTTAAACCGGTGCAGTGGGAGCTGGCGTTCTGGGGTAAAGACTACACGGGTAGCGTTACAGAGCTGTGTCTGAACGGCGACGATGCCGTAACCCTTGAAACCGTTGACAACGACGATAGCCGGTTTGGCACGACGGTGATCGGCACGAAACTAACCGCCAATCTGGAGTGTGACGCCCGATGGCAGTTTGACTCTCTGTTTGTTGAGGGGAACCGGGATCTATTGGTCACCCTCGACTACAACGCGGGCACGCCCGAAGCGCCGTTCTACCGTAGGTTTTGGACCGGTTGGGTGAAGCCCGAAGCCTCGAAGGAGCCGTATAGCCCAAAGCCGTACTTTGTGACCGTCAGCGCCGAATGCGGACTGGCCTCGCTGAAAGATACGCCCCTGACGGATATTCTGGGCAAGCGGTTGTCGGGCGTGGATAACATCAGCAACGTATTGCGCACAGCTTTGCGCCTGACGGGTCACGAACTGCCGTTTTCGGAGGTCGATAACCTCTACGAGCTGAGCCTGATGACGCCCCAGCGGCTGGTCAACGGCGTTGCTAACCCGGCGATTGATCCGCTTCACGAAACCAAACTCCGGCGCGATAGCTTCGTAACCGACAAGAACCTACCCCTCAACGCACTCGAAACCCTGGAACGCATTGCCCTGTGCCGGGGCGCAAAGATCATTCAGCACGACGGCGACTGGTGGTTCGTCCGCCGGTCGGAAATCGCCGGGGGCTGGAATCCGCTCGGCCCCGTCGCAACGGTCAACCGTCGGCGCTACGCGTTTGACAATTTTGAAACCTCGTCGGCCGCTTCCATTGGACTCGGCGTAACGGTCGATCTGGACGGCAACGTACGGGCTTTGTCGGGCGGCACCACCTGGTGGCAATCCCGGCTGAAACGACTTGCCGTTAGTCAGCAGTTTGGCGGCTACGTAACGAACCTGAAAAACGGCACGTTCTCCGATCTGGATGGCCCCAACCAGCCCACGAACTGGACGATTCGTAATTTCCAGCCGGGCGAAGTTCTCCGGGGCGGGGAAGGCACCGAGGCCAACCCGCACTATTTGGAACTTAGGGGCCTGGCGTCGTCTACGTTTAACTACACCGACCCATCGGTAGTGCAGCGCGTTCAGATTAGCCCCTTAAGTCTGGAGAATCAGATATACGCGCTCAACCAGGAATACGGCTTTACGCTGACCGGTCGGTTTCGGATTCAGAACACCCGGGGGGCGCTCGTAGCCGTGCTGGCCACCGTCGTAACGGGCGAAGGTGATACGATCATCGGCCCGAACGGCCCCATCCGCCAACCCAAACTCGGCGTGGCGATTCTAAAGGCTGATGGGAGCTGGAAGCTCAACCCCTCGCGCCGGGACATGGTAGCCATTCCCTTCAACCACGTCTCACGCATCGGCGGGGTTGAAGAGAAGGCGGAAAACTACTGGCAGAAGCCCAAACTCGGCTACGGAGATATTGAAATTACGACCGCCCCGCTGAAGGGTATTCTCTATGTAGATGTGTACCTGAAGCCCGGCGAACGGCTGGACGGACAACCTGCGACACCCCAGAGCTACATTCGCTACTACGACATCCGGGTAAATCCCGAAGACCCCGACGTAACGCTGGACGGACAGACCATCACCGAAGGGCTGACCCTGCCGCTCTTGGAATCGCCCCCCGACCCCGACGCTACGCACTATCTGGGCGACGTGCCGGATGTGGCGCTGGCTGACAAACGGCTCAATACCCTGCTTCGCGTAGACGGCCAGACGCCAACCACTACCTGGTACAACCCCAATGACGGCGACCGGCTCAACGGACGGAACCTGCTGGCGTATAACACCACCGAACGGTTTGCCGATGTGGCCAGTCCGTCGATGGTCTGGGAAGGTGAACTGGTGGGTAATCTCCCGATGGGGCCGCTGACGGTGCTGTACTTTACCGACGTGACGCGGAACGGTGGCCGGCCGCCGTTTGAGATCGTGCGCTACCGGTTCGATGTGCAGCGGCACTACCACCGCGTTACGGCGGTCGAAGTCAGACAGCCCGTCACCGTACAGCGCCAGCGCCATTGGGATACGCCCGACGGCCCGGTACTTCAGGAAGAAGACCCGGCCACCGGTAAAGAAGTCGGCATCGTCAAACGACTTGATGAAGTCGGTAAAAAAATTGGCAAAGTGCTGGTGAGCTACCAGAAAAAACCAGCCGGCGGCCGCGTGGGGGCTGATGAGCTGGAGGGGTACGTTGAAGTAGACGAAGACGACGAACTGCCAACGCTCTACGTGGGCGTTAAAAACCGCGACACCGGCAAGCTGATCGGCTCGGTAGCCGCCAAGTTCAGAAAGATCATTGACCTAGACGACTTTCTGAATGGCTAACTACGGACTACCCATATCAGGAACCGCCTACAACGAGGGCTTTCGCTATCGACTGAGCCGGGGGGCTTTTGCGTCCGCCTGGCAGGACTACCCGTTCAGTGAGTTCATAGCCGACCCCGAAGACGGCGGCCCCATCCGAACGGGGGTAGTGTATCTGGTCACCGCCGAAAACCCCGACACCCGGGTGGAGCTAACGGCGTATGTGAAATTAAATTCCAACGGCGTACCCATTCCGTACGATGGCTTAGGTAGTACCGAGCCCCCTACCCCCGACCCGGATACGCTGGATTCCGTAGCCCGTAACGGCAACATTACCGGCCAGTCCCTTCGGGCTGATGGCGGGTTTGGCCGGGCCGTGGTGCAGGAGGTAACGGCCGACATTGACGGTGTAGCGGTCTGGATCGGAACGGCTGTCAAGTTCATCGAAAAGATGCGGCTGTCCGTCCTGCGGGGGTTGATGGGCCTCTACCGGATGGTGCTGACCGCACCCGAAGCGGGGCAGGCGATGGTTCTGGAAGGCGATGCTGACGACGGCTGGCGGCTGGTCAACAAGGGGCTGACGCTAAACGACGTGGCCATTCGGGGGAACGTTACGGCCCAGCTCATTCAGGCGGATGGGGGCTTTGCCCGCGCCGACTTTTCCCGCTTCGAGGGTACGCCGTACGGGATGCTGGTTGCCCTGCCCGGCAATCCCAAATTTGTCGAACGCGCCCTGCCGCCCGAAGTCAGAAATTACCTGAACGTGCTGGCTACCACGCTGTCAGGCCCCGTTGCCGGGCAGTTGCTGGCCCTGCGGCAAACACCGTCCGGCTCATGGGAACACATCAACGTCAACCGGGACAATTTCGCAGATGTGACCGGCCGGGGCAACACCACACCCGACCCGATTCGTACGACGGGCTACGTCCGTGAAGGGCTGACGGGAGTAGAGCGGGCATGGGAGGATGCCGTCTGGGTAGAGATTGCGCCCAACATCTGGGCCATCGAAGCCCGTAATGCCAAACGGCGCGCCGATCAGACGCTGGAGCTGATGGACGATGCGGCTCTATACGAGAAAATCAAGCTGCTCATTCCCGGCAATCAGGAACTCTACCAGCTCTACGAAATCGTGGAGGTGCGGTGCATCGAAGTGGAGGTCGAAGACCCGGTTTCGTACGAGCGTATCGACATCACCAGTGGCGATCTGGACGACGAATGGGACCACCCGTACGCCAATCCCGAAGCCCTGTTCTGGAGCTTTTACCATTCGGGCGGGGGGCAGAATACCTACGTCGATTTTGACGTGCGTACGACGCCTTTTAAAGCCAAACTAACCAGCGCCCCGGCATCGATGCTGCCGCTGTCAGGAACCTTAATCATTGATTACAAACCGTAGATATGAAGCGTTTATTTGCCTTATTCTCCCTACTGCTTACCCTTTCCAGTACCGTACTGGCGCAGGGGTCGCTCTGGTTTCCTGATACATCGGGTCGTTACCGCCCCCGCTATCCGGATGCCGTCGAACCTTCGTATCTGGGGGGCTGGGTGTGGCTTAAGCCATCGAGCGGGCCTTCATTCCCCTTGTTGGTTGACACGACGTATGTCAAGGGCTTACCAGCCCGCCTGGCGGTTCTACAGGACCGGTTTCGTTCGACGGTGCAACCCATACCCCTATCCACCGTTCGGGCCAATACAACGAACACCTTACCAACGGTCATCACCGTAGCTGATGACGGCGGGGCGGGGCTGTTTCAACGCGATGATTCCGACCCCGGCGCTACTGACAACGGCGTGACCATCATCCGAACGGCCGCCAACGTGGTCTATAAACGGGTCGCCTACGACTTCATCAACGCCAACTGGACCTGCCGGGGCGATGCCGTAACGGATGATACAGCTAATTTCTTAAAGCTGTTCACGCTGATGGGCAAATCGCGCACCATCTACGTACCGCCCGGCATTTACCGCTTTTCGTATCCGGTTGAGATTCCCGACGGCGTGAAAATCATCTGCGATCCGGCGGCTACGTTTCGACCACTCACCGAGTATCCGGCCCTGTTCATCCGGGGCAACAACGGGCGCTACGTGTTCGTACCCGGCAACGACGTAACCATCGACGGGGGCATCTATGACCTTCGTTCCTACACGATGGGCGGCATCAACATCATTGCCGTAAAGAACGTCAAGGTTCGCGCTGCCGTGATTCACGGCTGGGCGGGGGCAACCTTCGGGGTGGGTATCGCGGGGGCTGACAACACGGAGGTAACGGGCTGTCTGATTTACAACGGCGATCACGCCATAAACGCCTACGCGAGTACCCGCACCCTGATTTCACACTGCGTCATTAACGAATGCTTTTCGGGGATTTACGGAGCCGTTACCGAGCGCATGACCGTTGCCTCGTGTATCGTCACCAACGTGGAGGATGTGGCTTTCGACTCTGAACACGGGCGGTACAACCTCTTCTACGGCTGCCACGCCGAAGGAGCCAAGCAGGGCGAATACACGCTGTATTCGGGGGGCGTTGACGGCAACGGCCGGGGTACGATGCACGATCTGTTTTTTGTTAATAACACTGCCCGGCGGGTGGCTCAGTACATCAAGAATTACGACAGCAGCGGCAATCCCGTCTACGAAGCATGCAATCCGGATGCCGGGGCGTTTACGGTGCACTCACTGGATACAGCCGCCTACAACGTTGGTTTCATCGGCAACAAGGTCTTAGCTGAGTTTGGCTACGGCTTCGTGCACATGCAGCTTTTGGAGCATTCGGCACGGCAGGTCATCGTGGCTGACAACCGCATTACCACCCAGAACGGCGGCAAGTTCTTCCGGATTCTCAACTCGGATGGACTGGAACTGACTCGTAACACCTTCACCGATCTAGGCGGGGGAGAAGCCACGGAAAACGAGTTCAGAGACGCCCACCGGGCGATCATCACCGACAACACCTTCACCTACCGGACGGCCAAAACGTCGGGTTACGCGCTACTGTTCAACGCTATTGGTGTAGAAACATCGCCGGGCTCAAACACCTACCAGCCGTTCGGCACCGTCGGCGGCTACATCGCCCGCAACACCTTCCGGGGCTGTGGGGTGTATGCGCTTCGGGTGGATATGTTCCGCTCCACGAGCCTGCGCCCCACGGTGGAAGCCAATACGCTCTCAGAAGGCTACATCAGTAACGGTGGGCTTAGCATCGGTAACGGCACCATCATCGCCCGCAACCAGAATCTAAAGCTCCTTATGCCGCCCGGCGTGTACAACGCGGGCGCGGCCCCGGCCCTGAACGGCTCGGGCGCCGGTAAGGCTGTGGGTAATTTCGGCATGGGGCGCGAGGGCTACAACGGATTGGTGGGTACTATCTACTTCGTACCGGGGTCGGGCTGGTTTAGCTCCACCGTCAACACCGTTGGCGGGCTTTCGCTCACCGCATCAGGCGACAACGTAACCGTCAGTGACGGTACCAGCACAGGGATTAATGCGTACGTGGACATCGTATTAAACAGCTACTAATCGTGGCGATCAAAAAGCAATTCATCACCAAAGCGCGGATTGTGCTGGACGACGGGAGCTTAGGCGAAGAGGTGGAATACACCTTTTTCCCGGTCGGGCAAACCCCGTTCGCCGGGCAGCGCATCCGGCCGGTGCTGCTGGGCTTTCCCTCGGCGTCGGTCGCGCAGTTTCTGGCCGCGATGACCGACTGCGGAGAAACGGGTGAACCCGAACCCGAACCGACGGGTGAGCCGACCAACCTCGTGGACAGCTACCCGGCCCTGAAAGGCGTGAGGATTCGGCGCGATCCGGTCAACACGCAAGGCAGCCACATGGAATGGACCGTACCGGCTACGACCGTCTGCGATTTCGAGTGCTACGGCCCGGCGGGCTTCGTCACCAAGAAAGGCAAGACGACCTACATCGCGGGCGCAGGCGATAACTACAAACAGTACCAGAGTCTGGGCGTGATGCCCATTGGCACCTACCGGCTCTACGTGCGGCCCGAAGGCAGCACCGCCTGGGTGAAAATCACCTTCACGGTAACGGCCGATTACGACGCCGTGGTGTACACCGGTCAGAACACCGATACGGTATCCTACGCCATCCTGCAACGCTGGACGCTCAGCGCCCTCGACCCCTCGGCCTCCGTGGTTATCAACTTTGTAGCCACCCGCTACGATGCCTCGGGGTTGATCGAGCTGTGCAACGCGACGGGTGAATGTGATATGCGCTTAGAGCCGCTCGAAGGGCAGACCGGCGTAGATACCAATTTCTACCCCACGACGCTGATTGGCGGTATACCCACGTCCGGCACCTACAAAGGCCGAACGCTGGGCAACCTGCCGCCGGGGCTGTACCGCTCTACGGCCCGGCCCAAAAACAGCGCCGATCAAAGCAAATGGGTGTCGAAGAACGTCCGGGTGGGCGCTTCGCTGATTACCGCCGTGGCGTGGGATACCATTGACACGGGCGTGGAAGATGCGTTTCTGGTCAAGGTCACGCAGGCCGCGGGCGTTCGCTTCCGATTCAAATACGATCAGGAACCCAACTGGGAGGAATGGCGCAACATGAGCCCGTTCGTAGACCCCTACCAGCAGGGCTACCAGTACAGCTACTCACTGCCGCAAGGGGCGTCAAGCTACGATGTGGAGTTTGAAACGCTCGACAATCCGGGCGTTACGACTGCTTTCCGCTTCAACCGGCCCAGTCCGCAACAACGAACCCAGCTATTCCCGGCTTAACTATGGCAACGGACTATATCGAAATCGCTGAAACCAAAAACGGCACGACCGTTAGCCGGTACTACCCCGTTGATTCGGTGGTGGACTGCGCAACAGGCGATAGTTTGTTCAACAGCGACAGCCAGAAGGCATCGAAGCTACTGAACTCCCGGCCAGCCGCCCCGGCAGGCTTTCAGTGGGTACTCAAGGACTGCTCAGCGGGTATTCCGCAACCGCCGGGTAGTACTGAAGGATTCGGCACCAGCTACGTTCAGCCCTCGGCGTCTACGCAGTTCATGGATTTAGCCCTTCGCTGGGTGCTGGTCGATGGGGCGTGGTGGGGTGAGGTCTACGAACGGCAGACGAGCCGCCAGCCCGACGCCGGCAACCGGCGCATGTGGTGGCTCGATGGTCAGACGACACCGGTATACGACAGCTTCAGTCCCAAGCTCTACGCACCCGGTACCCGGCTAAGCGTCTACTACGGCGAAGGCCCTACTAATAGCCTGTTTGGGCAGGGCTTCACCAGCAAGGCGCAGCAATCAATCTACATCGGCAATCCAAACACGTAAGCCCTATGGCCCGCATCGGACTACCATCATACCTAGATTTTGCCAATTGGTGCCAGCAAGGCATCCGCGTGGCACCCAAATTCACCCTGCCCGACGGGGTGAAGGTGGCCGTGATCCCGAAGCACCCGGACCTGAACCTTACGGACATCGTAGGCCGGGGCGGGGTGCAGTGGTTTCGCGCCAACAACGTAGCCGATTCGGCTAAACTCCGTTGGATGGAAAGCAAAGAGATGTTTCCCGGCTTCAACCCCGGCGGAGAGCGGCCCGGCCGTCAGAAAACACCTCAGCAGTGGGTGGACGTGGCTAACTCCATGCCGCTGTTTGCGGCTGAGATCGATGAGTTTCTGGAAGGTGAAGCCAATATCGACACCCAGGACAGCCAGTACACAAGCTTCAAGCAGGCCAGAAAAGCCAAATACCAGGCCGGCGGGGTTAGTGATCCCGAAATCTACCTCTGCTACGGGGCGCTGATCCTGTACGGGGCAAGGGGCTGGAAAGTGGACGGCGTGTATCAGGGGCCGCTCGGTACGTATTACCGCAACCTGTATAGTTCGCAGTCGGCGGCCCGTAACACCATGCCGGGCTATTTCAACGTCCACGAAGGCACGAGTTTGCCCAACGTCAAGTACTACCCCGAAGGACCTGCTACGGCGCCGGAGTTTTACGAGAAGCTCCATGAAATGGAGGTGATGATGAAGGGGCTGAACATCGCCAACCCTCGCTGCGCGTACGTGTCCTCACAGCTCATTGAATCCCTGCCCGATACCATCCCCGACAACCGGCCGGGCTGGGATACGCACATCCTGATTTATCAGGGGCGACAGGTCGGAACGGCGGGCAAGGTGACGGCGCAGGCGCATCCGGATTGGGACTGGGACCAGCAACTGGCTATGTATCTGATAATCGGTCTGATGACCGGTAAGCGCGTCATCGCCTGGGATGATACCAGCCAGTACGGTACCGACCCGGTCACCATCTACCAGTCGCAGCCGGGCGATTTTCATATCACCTACTGGAGTTCGCCCAATGGCACCCCACCCCCTTACGGTAATCCCGGCTACCCACCGCTTCGCCTAACCTGGTACGAAGCGATCTATGCCGCCTGCCACATCTACAAGCAGTTTGAGCGCACGGCGGGACAGAACTGGCAGTACCTGAAGTTTCGGGTTGGTGATGGGCCGTGGATTGAGCCGCAGGCCGATGGTTCGGATGTGCTGTTTGCAGCCGCGAACAGCCGGGGCATCGCCAAAGGGCGCTTCTATCAGGGGGCGTATGATTTTGTCTACTACAACCCCTCAAAGCCCAAAGACCGGACGGGGTATGAGACAATAACCGTGGAATTTTCAAACGGTCAGCAGTACACGCGCACCTGTCAGGGACGGGTGGTTAACCCCTTTGCAGAATAACGCCATGGAAGTAATCAACACCCCGCTTGAAGTGCCAATCGGTAACACCGTAACGTGGCCGGTGACGATGTACGACAAAAACAACGTCATCGACTACACAGATGACGAGTGGACTGTACGGGCTGAATACTACCGCGAAACGGGAGGGCCCATCGGCCACACGGATTTGACCATGACCAATACCACCGAAACCAGAAACGGGCTGACCGGGCGCAAGTGGATCGGTACGCTGAGCCTACCGGCCACACCCCGCCATCAAAGTCTGTACGTTCGGATTATTCTTATTCACAAAGATACAGGCGAACAACAGGCCTGTTTTCAGCGCGTCATCACCATCATCTGACATGGATAGCTACGTCGTCATACTCAACCCCGAACCCCCGACCTACCACGTTACGGTTGGCGAGGAAGCGGACCCCGTAGCAGTCACGGTGGCCGATGTGGACTACAACTACCACGTCACGACGGAAGCACTGGTGTTGCCGCCGTACGCGGGGGGTGGTACGGGCGGGCCCGGCCAGGCGTGGCCCGGCTCTTTCCTGCACACGCAATCAACGCCCGCGTCGGTCTGGACAATCAATCATAACCTGGGCTACCGGCCGGCCGGGATCGTCGTCAGGGATTCAGCTGGTTCACTTTGGGCCTATGAGGTGGAATACCTGACGACCAACACGCTTACGCTTTCGTTCGGCAACGCGCAGTTTGCCGGTAGTGCATATCTCTCTTAACGCAAACAGCCATGAACTTTGGACAGAACATCAATCTAAACAAAAACGAACTACAGAACGCACGGGTGCAAAACCTGTCGGCCAACCCGTCGGCACCCGTTACCGGGCAGTTGTTCTACAACACAACCGACAACTTTCTCTACGTCTACGACGGCACGGCGTTTCGGCAGCTCACGACGCTCACGCAGATACTAGCCTTACGGCTCGATCAGTTTGCCGCGCCCAACCAGAGTCTGAACCTTAACAGCCAGAAGATTACGGGCCTTGCCGATCCAACGTCTGCGCAGGAAGCGGCTACCAAAAACTACGTCGATGCCGCCATTCAGGGTGTGAAGTGGAAAGACGCGGTGCGGGTTGCCACGACGGGCAACATTACCCTGTCGGGCACGCAGACCATTGACGGTATTAGCGTTGTCGCAGGCGACCGCGTGGCCGTAATTGCTCAATCTGCCGGGGCGCAGAACGGCATCTACGTAGCCGCTTCGGGGGCGTGGAGCCGGGCCGCTGATGCCGACAGTGCGGCCGAAGTGCTGGGCATGAGCTTCTTTGTCTCGGAAGGCACCTCGAACGGCAACAAAGTCTACACCATGACGACCGATGCGCCAATCACGCTCGGCACCACGGCGCTGGTATTCGCTCAGATTGGCGGGGGTGGCGTCAGCTACTCCAACGGTACGGGCATTACGATTTCGGGCAACACCATCTCGATTGATACGGCGGTTGTCGCCCGTAAGTACGTCGCTCAGATCGGCAACGGCTCATTGACCAGCATTACGGTGACGCATAACCTCGGCACAAAAGCGGTCGTGGTGGCCCTTCGTAAAGTCAGCACCGATGAGCACTGGCTGACGGACGTAACCAGCGCCACCACCAACACCGTTACGCTCGGCTTTGCCGTAGCGCCCACGACTAACGAATTTGAAGTCATCGTCATTGGATAAGCTATGAAGTTTGGAAACGACATTGATCTGAACAGCAATGAGCTCAAGTCAGCCAATGGTTTGACTGATGCTAGTGGCGCACCGGCGGCAACATCGGGCATCCCTACGGTAGCCCCCGGTGCGGCTGCCGGTACGGGTGCAACGGCAACGCTCGAAGCGGGTAGCAACGACCGGCGCGGGGCTGTTACCATCAACTACGGCTCATCGGGTTCGCTGAACTCAGGGGCTATTTTCGCTCTGACGTTCAGCACCCCGTTCAGCGCCAAGCCGGTGGTACTCATCAACGGCGCCAACAACCTGACCCAGGGTAACAACACGCGCTTCTACATGGATGAAACGACCGTGTCTACCTCGCAGTTTGCCGTAGCCGCCCGTAGTACCACGTTCGGCAACAGCAGCGTAGTCCGGTTCACCTACATCGTACAACCTTAACAGCTAACTAACTACCAATGAAACACCTACTAACCATTCTGTTTCTGTTGCCCGCCCTGGCATGGGGCCAGTCGGGTATCACGGTGAAAACCAACCCGCGCAATCCGTTGGACGTAGAGACCGTCTATTCGGGTATGCTGGCCCGGTTTTCTGAACCCTTCGAGTCCAAGCTCGAACGCGAGGGTATGCCCATCTATCAGGCGTACAACAACACGAACCTAACATCTACCGCCCCCGCGCCAGTTACTGTTGCCAACAACCAGACCTACTTTAGTTTTACCCCACAGGTCGGCACAAAAGTGTGGATTGAGGAACTACAGATTACCGTACCCGAAGCGTTGACCATTGCCGTGCAGTGGCAGAACAGCCCGATTGCCGTGTCGGGATTCGGGGGTAACTACGTCGCCCGGCGGGTGCTACCCGGCGTGGAGAACCGCATTCCCATCCGGCGGTTCGTGCCGAATAACGTTACCCTGTCGGTGACGCAGGTCGGCAACTACACGCTGACGGCCGGACCCGGTACGGTGCAGATTGGCTTCACAGCGGGCATTCGCACGAGCATGGATTTCGGCCGCAACGCCGAACGCGTGATTTTGAAACTGCACGACTCGATTCTCGATGGTTCGGGCCCCAGCTCGTGGGATGATTATTTCGACGTGAAGCTACGTAACCGACTGGCGAAAGCGACGGGTAAGACGTGGGAGATTGTCTCAAAGGGCAAAGGGGGCTTTACCAGTGCGAGTATTGATGCGTTACGGGCGCAGGGGCAACTTAACGTCACCCAGGCGGATATTATCCTCTACGAGCCGATGATGAACGATACGGACACGGCCGCCTACAGCGCGAACCTGAGCCGGATCATCACCTGGAAGCAGACCTACTTTCCCAAAGCGTTCATGTTTGTTATCGGCATTACGCCCCGCTCGGACGCGCAGGAAGCGACGCTCGCGCAGCTACGCACCATCGCTCAGAACAAGGTAGCAGCCGCCCGCGCAGCAGGGGATGACCGAATCATCTCCGTTAACATGGGTGATCTATGGGCGTCCAACGCCACGCCCTCGCTGTACTGGTCGGACGGCAGTAGCCCGTATGTGCATCCCAACGCAGCCGGCCACGCCCTCGGAGATGCCCGATTGTGGCAGAGTGTTTCACCTATTGTTAGCCAACTTCCGTAATGAAAACTATCTTCGCCCGCTTCTGGGCCTACGTCAAGGCGTCGTATCAGCGCCTGTCCATCGAATCGCCTAAGTACTGGCGCAAGCTGCGCGGCTTCTTTCTCTGTCTGTCGGGCGTATCGGCCGTACTACAGCCCGAAATCGTAGCGGTGGTGAATCAATACCATTTACTCGGCTTTGAAGTGCCGACGCTCATTACCGATGTAGCCCGTATGCTGCTGGCCTTCAACATCGGCGCGGCTGCCGTAACCAAGTTCGCCATCGATCCCGACGCCGTGAGCCGGGCGACGTACGAGAAGCTGTCACAACCCACGCAAACCAACGCCTAGCCATGACGTACTACATGCTCATTGCTTACCGCACCGGCAGTCACACCCAGCAGACGCGGGGGTTCTACATGCAGGCCGAAAGCCTACCCAGCCGGGCGCAGATTGAAGCCGCCGTTACGGAGCAGTACCCCGGCGCGTACACCATTCAGTTCAGTGCCCCGGTGGTGGTGCCGGAAGAATTTGCTGCCGACTACGCGGGTGGCGAACCGCTTACTGAACGGTAATTAAATTGCTGTTAATCAGTTGTTTGCGTGATAAAAATTGCGTATCTTATAGCGTAATCAAACAGGAGAAAAGGTATGCAATTTGCCCCTGAAGAACGCTCAGTTACGTTTAAGTATCCCCTTCAATTGAAGGTGTATTTCATGCACAATGGTAAGCCGCACAGCGGTACAATCAGTGAACGCTATTACCGTGAACTGTTTCTGCCTGCTGATTGGGACTACGATAAAGACCGGGTAAGCAAGGACACCGTTTACGTAGTTCATTCAGCCGGTGTAAAGCACGAATTTAAGGAGTACGAGTTCAGCCGAAAGGTGTACACAGATAAGCAAAAGTTCATTGATGACAATGTAATCATTTCTTAGGTAATTAACCATGAAACACCTACTGCTTAGCCTCCTCCTGCTGTTGCCCCTGCTGAGTCAGGCGCAGCGCATCGTAACGGTGAACCCCGGCGATACGGTTGTGATCGTAGCCGCAAAGCCGATATCCACAACAACGATATCGGCACCCGACACAAACACGATATCAAAGCCGGACACCGTTGCGATATCAAAGCCAACACCTACACCCGCCCCGAAACCAGCCCAACGGCAGTGGGTGCCTAAATTCACGATATCAAAACCCGGCATGTACGACGGAGCATCAATTGGTGTCAAGCCCGGCGATACGATAGGGGTTGCCGGAACGCTATCGAACCTCATCCTGCGGAACGTCAAAGGCGCACCCGGCAAGCCCGTGGTGATTCTCAACTACGGCGGGGTGGCAACCATTCGCGGCAAAACGCAGAACAACGGCAACCTGTCCATGCAGGGTTGCGCGTTCATCAAGTTCTCCGGTTCGGGCGTGGATTCCATTCGTTACGGCTTTCGGATTGGTTCGGAGTGGAAAGATGTGTCGGCGTTGGTGCTGAGCAACAAAACCACGAACGTTGAAATCGAACGGGTTGAGATTGATACCAGCGGTTTTGCGGGCATCATGGCCAAAACCGATCCGGCCAAAGGCGACCCGTCTACGTGGCTTGGCAACTTCGTCATGCAGGATCTTAGCATCCACGATTGCTACGTGCATGACACGCGGGGCGAAGGGTTGTACATCGGCAACAGCTTCTGGAACGGCGGCATGAACGGGCTGTATCCGCATGAAATCCACGGGTTGCAGGTATACAACAACCTCATCGAGCGTGCCGGCTGCGAGGGCATACAGTACTCTTGTTCGCCTGATGCCAGCGTTCACCACAACACCGTACGGGTTACGGGCATTTCGCCGTTTTCCAATGCGCAAAACGCGGGGGTTCAGATTTCAGGCGGTTCGTCAGGAACATTCGAGCACAACACCATCGAAGGGGCAGCGGGGATCGGCTTGATCGTGGTCGGTGCCTGCCGGGCGGGTGACACGCTGCACATCCGGAACGTGCTGGTGAAAAACAGCAACGTGTTCGCGGGAACGGACAAGCTACCGGCTGAAACGGCGGGCGTGTTTTGTGATGAACGCGGCACCCCGCCCGGCATCGGTGTGGGTGGTCTGCTGGTCTTTGAGAACGTAACGGTAGACGGAGCGCGGCTAGACGGGTTCCGCTTGTACAACGAGAAGATGCAGAACGTAATCCGGCAGTCGGTCATTCGGAACTTCACCCGGTTTGCGGTGGATAGGTCGCCCAAGACGGTGCCGGTTTCGGAGAGTGGGAATGTAGTTGGAAACGGCGCTGTGCCCGTGGGTGTGGGGTATCAGGAAAACAAACAGCAGTAACATGGAAAATCAGACACGACTCATACAGCACAATAAGAGCGGCAGGCTCTACCGCATTTTAGGGGCCTGCAAACTACAGATCAACGGGGAATGGAAACGGGCGGTGGCTTATGTTCACAACGATGCCCGCTATCCGTACGATGATTGGAGTCAAATCTACGTCCGTGAGGAATCTGAGTTCTTAGCCGCGTTTACGGGCATTACATGGGCGAACCAGGTACAGCCGTGGCATATGGCTATGCCGTTTGAGGAATATTCTATTCCCGTTGCAGAAGAAGCAGGGGTATAGAAAAGCCGGGGCCGCACCGGCGGACCGTCGGCCCGGCTTACTGGTAAAAGGAACGCCCTAGCGCGCTATTCAATCGGGAAGCGCCGGGCCGCCGGTGCGGGGCGTTCATGTTAACACAAAAAGACGAAACAAATGGCTAATTTCTTTCTCCACTACAAAGCCCCTGCCGGCACGTTTGCGGCCGGCATGATCGCAGCCCGCAATTGGGACGAAGCAGAGCGCAAATGTCAGCCGGGGCAGTACGTAATCGGTCAGCAACTATCCGAACGGCAGCGGGCCGGTGTTGCTAGACGGTGGGCTAAACGGTCAGCAAGAGCATGATACACACCGTAATCATTCTTGAATACGCTGATGCCCCGCCGGTTTGGTATAACCACGAAGGGTTTGCTAAATCAGAAGCAGACGCAATGTGGCTTTTCGAGTTCTGCGGGTGGAAACCCATCAATGACGAATGTTACCCACAGCTTTGTCTCTTAGACGAAGAAGGGCGACTTTCTGAGGCTGAATTGGGGTATCAATCCAACCCGAGCGAATTACAGGTTCTGGGTACTTGCTTATTACTGAACTGATATGAAGCTCTCCCCCGCCTTTGTCACGTTCGCCCTGGTCGGTGCGGTGTTCATCGCGTCGGGTCTGGCCGTGCGGGAATGCTCCTACAAACAGGGCTACCGGGCCGAACGGGATCTTCTGGTTAAGGACACGGTTCGGCTGCGCAGGTGGGGCAACGAACTACGCCAGCAGGTAACGACCCTGCAACGCGACAACGCCAGAGCGATTGCAGCCGGTTTGCGCTATCGAAACGGTAGAGATAGTGCCGTAGCTCAAACGGATGCGTTAGTGGCTCAGAAGTCACGTTTGGCGCGTCAGGTGGGCATACTGGAACGGCTACGGGGCAACGGCACGCTCGATGTCCGCTACGTGACTCAGATCGACACGGTTCGGCAGTTGATTGCCGACCCAACGGTTGAGCTAGCTGTGGCCAAGACGGTGGAGCGTGAAGCCTACTTCCGAAAGCAGAACGACAGTCTCGCGAACGTAACGGGCCTGCTGAGTGTACAGGTAGACAATCTGGAAAACGATGTGCAGGACGCGAACGGGCGGCTACAGTCCGCCAGGGCGAAGGTCTTGAATGAAGCGGCTACCGGGCGGTTTCTGGGTATCGGCCGGAAAAAGGCCATGCGGGAACTGGCACAGGAGATGAAATAGCAATGGAAACTAAGACTTGGACGTACACTGTCAGTGTTGACGACCCCGCCCCGAAACCGGGCGAATACATTGTTACGGTTGGCAAGCGGGGTATCAATTCGGTTTTGCTGATTCGCAAGGTTCGCAAGGTGAATCACAAGCGGGTAAGTGAAGATCAAGGCTATGTAGTCGAGGTAATGTACAGACCGGACCTTAAGCCACTAGCGGACATAGAGTGGCACAGTGCTGAGGATTTGTCGGTCTGGGTGAAAGGTGAACCGGCTTGGCCGCTTTTCTGGAATCCGAGGTAAAAAAAGACCCCGTACCACTGGTAACAGCACGGGGCAAGTGAAAATGGATTTTTTCTTAAGGTCGCACTGTAAAGATACAAAGCATGGCTGGCTTTGCAAGTAGCTGACACAGAAAAGCCCGACCACGGGCCGGGCATCTGGACAACCACTAATGTATGAACAAATATACACACCAAAGATGAATGTTCATACGCCTACCTTGATGAGAATCGTAATGCACCCAGATCCACCCTTGACCGCTTTGCTGTTCAGGCTGTTGTTCTACGCTGTAAGCCTTCTGCTGATGGCCCCCGCGCCGTTCTGGAACGATGTAGTCGAGATGCTACAGATTCCTGATGAAGTGAAAACCGCAGCGGCCCCGGTGGCTGGTTCGGCCTGCTGGACAGCCGTAGAAATCATAGCGAACGCAAACCGGCAGGCACCGAGAGTGTTAAAATTATTGTGGCTTAAATTCCTTGTCGGATGGATTACCGGTCAGTTCTGCGTAAGCCTGATTACGCCGTGGCTCAAAAACCCACCCGACTGGTCAGCCGCCTTTGTGGCTGGAGCCGCCGGGTACATTTTCATCAGCAAGGTGCTGCCCAAGCGCATACAGAAACTTGAAGACGATTACGACGACGACTAACCATGCTTGACCTAGGCCAACAGTTCACCCGCGATTACCTCTGGCACATTCTGGGCATCATACCCAACCTGTGCTTTCAGGTCGTCCTGTATCTCCTCTGGCAGTACACGCACTGGCGCAGCCGGTGGCATCTGATTCTGGGTGGCCTGGGCAACCTATGGTACCTGTTTCTCATCATCATCATCGCCGTCAAGCCCGAATACCTCTACAACATTCGGCCGTTCAATTGGGGGCTGGTTATCTGGGGTGGCTACCATTTGTGGTTCATGAAGCGCAACCCCATCCCACGCAAGGTGTATGTAGACCAGTGGAAGCACCTATTACACATCCGTAAGGCGATGAACGAACCCGCTCCGATTGACCCGCCGTTCTGGTTTCGTACGGGGTTTCAGATAACCGGGCTGGTAGGGCTCGTTTTGCTGTTGGTCCTGTTCATCATTGCCAAGAGTGCGCAGCTCATCTACAAGGCATCGGAAACGTTCGAGGTTCAGGCGGCACAAACCACCAAAGAACTGACCATCCGCAACCGGCAACAGGCCAAACAGTTTCAGCAGGACAGCCTTAGTTACGTAGCGTTGCTGGAGTCCATTCGCCTGGATTCGCTGCAACTCATGGAAATCAAGCGCAGCCGGGCGCAGACGACCGCCGAACGCAGACAACAGCAACAGGAGAACGCCCGGCTGAACCGCAACCTGCAACGCTACCGCTCGGAAGCCGAACGCTTACGGCGGCAGATGAATCTACAGCCCATCCAACCCACCCCCAAACCCGTTCTGCCTGCCCCCGCCATCCCCGACGACTACCGCGCGCCGAATCCTAGCTACAAACGTCGCGGGTCGTTGGGCTACGAAAGCGACGTGCAGGGCCGGGATTCGCTTTGGGCGCGGTATGTGGAGCAGTGAGGGCGTTAAAGTATGTTGTATTCCCGAGTAGGTTGATACCCGATTATAGCCAACACATTTACAATGTTTTCCAGGTGGTGTTCAGGTATGCCCCGGCGATTATCCAGAAAGTGTTTAAGTGTACTGGCTGGCACTCCCGCCATCACTTCTACAGCCTTCACAGAAACCAGCTTGCGCCGGTTTGCTGTGAAATAGGCTTTTAAGTTTTCGGATTCAGTCATAAAAGAGGTGATCGACTCATATCAATGCCAAAACAGTAGTAGGCTATATCATCCTGTTGTTGTAGTGTGAAGTGAGGGTATTTAATGATGTTGCTAAAGTACTCGCCATCTGTAGAGCTATAGAATTCCATTTGATCGGCAGCATGTTCAGCAACGTCCCTTGGTAATTCATCTTCGTCCGTTTGGCGAAGAGCTTTTGCAAAGACGGCAGCGGTTTTGCCTGTTACAAATTTTAGCTTATTGTCCATGTCTATTTAGATTTAGTAGTGAAGGTTACCTTTTCATCATCCATTGAAATAATGTCAATAGGCATAGACATCATGTCGGCATGGAAATCAGAAACCTCCATGTTTGCTGTACCCAATCGAAGATACTGCTCATCTTCTTTCCAGTCTTCATAAGTTTTCGTGTATACTTTTTTGATCGTTTCCATTGTCGTGTTTGTTTATCGTTTAACTTGTACCAAAGGTAGTACATTGTATTGTAAGTACCAAATTTGGGACAAGAAAAATCAACAAATATTTTGCAGATTGATTAAACGGTACAAACCACCCCCTAACATTCCCCGCCCCGCGCTTGCATAAGTGATTGATTTGGCGTAACTTATGGACGAAACGAGACTAATAGTAATGGGATTCAATCCAACTAAAAAAGAGGTACAGATTGGGGCGCTTGTTAACGAAATGAAAAAGCACCCCAACTATAAGGAACTCACGCCTAATACCGGTGAAACGTTAGTAGCGTTTTCCCTTCGTTGTGCAGCTCACCTTATTTCACCTCCACAGGAAGAAGGCGAGGATTACGAATTGGAGTGCGTTGACGTAGCCGTTGCCATTCAGGCGTTAGCCCCGGACATTGAGCAAAAATGGAATGATTCACTAACCAACCATGTCAACCCGTCCTTGCATAACTCGCTGAAATAGCGTAACTTATGGACGAAACGAACGGGAAACGAGAATGGCAAATACTGAACATTGCGAACGCGAGGAAGCCAGCACCCAGCCTGAAAAGAGCTTCAGAGAGGTGTTTACTGAGCTAAGTGAAGACATTGGAAAGTACTACACCCATCCCTGCGTTTGCATGAACTTGCACAGAGACCCGTGTCATTTGAATTGTCCTGAACACGAAGACAACCAACCATGCCAACCAAGCAACCCCTAACCGCTGAGGATTACGAACTGGCAGCAGCAATACTTAGCACCGGTGTTGCCAACATTCGCGCCGTGTGTGAGGTCGAATCAGGTGGCCGGGGCTTCACCGTCGATGGCCGTTGCATTATCCGCTTTGAGCCGCATCTGTTCAGTAAGTATACCAAGCGGGTGTTCGACCTATCTCACCCCCTGCTGAGCTTTCAGCCGTGGCAGCCGGGTTATCCGAAAGGGGTCGATCATTCGTGGAAGCTGTTCAAGGAAGCGGCCGCGCTGAATCCAAACGCAGCGGTGATGTCAACATCATGGGGCGCCCCGCAAATATTAGGGTTAAATTTCGCGGCCTGTGGGTGCGCGAATCTTGGGGAGTTCGTTCAGCGCATGGAGCATTCAGAACAGGAGCAGTTATTGATGTTTTGTGAGTTGCTGCTGGATTGGGGGTTGGCTGATGAGTTGCAGCGCCGGGACTGGAAGACGTTCGCCCGCGTTTACAATGGGGTGGGGTTCCGGCGCAATCGCTACGATGAGAAGCTGGAAGCCGCTTACCGTAAATGGGGAAAGGTATATCCGAATTAGAGATATAGGTTGAAAGGGTTTAGGAATCGGTAATGCACAGAACGCCTACCCCGATGAGGTAGGCGTTTGTTTTTGTTAGGTGTGTTGTGGCGGCATTGGTGGGGTGTGTCCCTCCCGAATAACGCGGCTCTGCGGCTCTGCTGGCGGTTCGGGGATGGCATCCAATACAGCCGGGTTGCCGTGTAGCGTTCCGTCAATCGCCGCCTTGATGCGCATTGAATCAACTATCCGGTCATCGGCCCGTAAGTGGTTAGCCAGTAGGTCAGCATACCGTAGCGCCTTGTCGGTGTCACCGTCGTTGATGGCGTGAATCATTCGGCAAATCTGAGTTATCATCTTTTCTTCGCTAGTTATATCCTACGTATTCCATTCCTGTATTACCTTCGCGCCCTCCCTAACCCTCCCCCTATGGGCAAAGACGGCACCCTGATTACTGAACGCTCCTACGTGGCCAGTGACCTGCTGGCGATGATCGAGCCGACGATGGTTTCGTACGCCGAAGCGATTGAGCTGTACCATGCCTGCCAGAGTCTCGACACCTGCCGGGCGGTGATCGACCTCGCCCACCGGGGGCACCTGCCGCTGTGGGCCGCGTGGGAGGTGTGGCGGGCCGGGCGGGGTTAGTTACGTGATTGCACCCGGCGCAAAACGCGAAGTTCGCCTAAATCCATCCAGTGCGTCACCCGTTCAAGTACAACACCTTCCGCTTCGCAAACGTATTGGTCGCCTTGTTGGTAACAATAGCCGACTAGCATCTCTTCCTGATAGCCAATGGCTAGTACTTCGCGGTCTGGTTGCTTCTGGGTAATGTCTACCCATTCGATGTTTGGTTGTCTGGTTGTCATGGTTCAGTACGCTCTTCCTGTTTCATCATTCGTTTCTGTATCGTCCGCTCCAATTTGCGGTAGGCGCGTTTCCGGCGCTTAGCCGGATAGTCCACGCAGCAGGGACAATTGATGCCGCCCGGACCAATGCCAAGTTGTTTACGGGTGTGATTCATGGGATGGGGTTCGGTTAATACAGTTCTCCAATAGTAGTTCCCACTGGCACGGCTCCCACTTCTGATGGTGGTTCCAGCATACATACAGGGTATTGTGCCTGAGTTCGATGTTAGGCCGGTGGGCTTTGTTCAGCCGCTCAATGACCCGTAGCGCCGTTTCCCGGTCATAGCCTAACGGAAATGAATTGTTTGTATCGGCAGTGGTATAGAGTCCGCTATCGGTTTTGTTCAGCGTGTATGTCATGGCTGTTTGCTCGTTTCTGTTTCTGTTCCCTCCTCTTCTCAATCTTCGCCCGTGCCGTTTGGGCCGGGGCTTCGTTCACCGCCCCGATGCGGGTCAGCAGGATCTGTTGTACCCGTTGCATGGTCGCCACTTCCTCCGCGTGGAACGGGCCGTCGGGCAGGGTGGCCGTAAATGCGGTGATGGCCTCTCGAACCTGCGTCAGGTACCAGGCTTTTGCTTCTCGCTGGTTTAACCGGCGTCGGTTTTGGGGCATGGGTTAATCAGCAATGAACCTGAGAATAATAAACCAGTCAGGATGTTCGCTATTTCGCTTTGAAAGCAACGATTGCCCTTCTTCTTCACGGCACCATTCCCGACTTGCCGTAGGTTCGCACTGTGCATTTTCGTAAACCTCCTGATGGTACCTTAAAGGAGGGCAAGCGGCTAAAATGTAATGTATTTTCGGTGTTTCCATAGTGTTAATATACACAAAATCAACCTATTAATCAATAAGACACGCCCCATTCGCGGAGCTGGTTGATGATTGGCCAGAGGTTGCTAATATCCTGTGCGCCGTCGTATTCGATGGCACAATGAATATCGCCGTTAGGCATGAAGTTGGTTTCGTAGTAACTACTGGCCACAACTATACCGTGGGCATGCCGCGTTACTAATACGTATTCTTCTGAGCTGCTTCTTAATTTATGCGCCAACCGGTGAATTTGGGTTAGCTGGTCGTCGGTCAGGTCTGCGTAAGTCATAGCAAGTCCATCTCTTTTAGTTTTACAAGCATCTTACCGGCCGCTTCAACGGGCGACGCATCGGCCAGGGCCGCAAGGGCTACGGGGCGATCAACGGAGCGGTAAGCAATCACGGTTACATTCTTAATGCTGTCCTTTGTCAGTTCCAGCATCCACTTGGTATCATCGATGTCATAGCCCGATGGGAGCAACTGCCAGAGTTCAGAGAAGGACGGGGGACCTTTGTCAATAATGATACCGGCTTCGTAGAGCTTTAATGCTATTTCGCGTGATAGATAATTCATGTTGTTTGGTTTTAGCGCAATCGACGGGACTCGAACCCGCACGGTGTACACACACTCGGCCCGGCTGCATTCATAGTACGACAATATAACCGGCCCGGTGCCCAACCGTTGTTTAGTGGTTAGTTGCTAGACTGTTACAAGGTTCAGCCGGCCCGCCCCTTACCGTTCAGGGTCACGATTGCAAGACCCCCGCCCGCTGGTCTGCCATACCATTCTGCGAACCACCACAGGTTTATGGTTAAGACAGCCAGCGGGCGGGGAGGGGTTATTGAGAAGGGCGTAATCCTTTGGGTTTAGCCAGAGCAAGGTTCTTTGCTTCGTCGTGGGGTCCGTTTTGCGTGATAGTCAACTTGACCGGCATAAACCGAAATCCCTGTCGAATTAACGCTTCGGGCGTTTGGCCGTATCCTGCTTTGGCTAGAAGTTTGGTAATGGCGAACGATTCGGGTATGTCCTGCCCAAGTGTTGCCGTTTGTGGTGTGCCGTCTGGCGCAACCAACACAAAGAAATCTTCCTGATGCATTTCGTCTATTTTCATTGTTCCCTTGCCGATTACGCCCGGCACGGCGGTTGGGTTATTTGACGTGTGAATAGCTGTTATCGGGATTTTTTGCCCACTTTCGGGCCTTGTTCTTTGTCATCTTAGCTGCAAAGGCAGCCGTTATTAGCTCAACTGATATACCCGCTCGTCCTGCCGAATCAAACAGGCACATCAAACAATCAGCGTATTCTTCTGACAGTGCAGCTATCCAATCAAAAGGGTCTGCATCCGTCGGCACTGTGAGCAGTTCTTCAACTTCTTTAATTTCGCCTTCCAGCTTACGGAGGGAACTAACGGCGGTCGCTTCAGTGAATGTCTGTAAACTCCATTCCAAGCGTTCAGACTCTAATTCGGTTAGTGATTGCATGATGTCGTATGGGGTTAAGTGTTTCCTGCACCTCCTCGTTATCCCTGGCCATGTGGTACTGCTCGGCATCGCCGAGCAGGCGTTCTTGCTGTTCAGCGGTCAGCGGCCCCACGATGGCGGCAAGGGCGGTCAGAAGGGCGGTTTGGGCGGGGGAGTTAGCTAAGCAGGTGCGGGTGTTCATAGATGTTGCCGATGACCTCAGTTCGAGTTTTCTCGATTCGGGTTTGGCCCAACAATGGCTTTGAATAACTACCGTATTCGTCGCCCTCAGTTGTATTGGCGTACCACTGCAATGCGTATTTGTTCCAGCCTACAGTGTATCGCGACTTCTGCCTGCTAAGTTCAGTGTCCCAAATCTCAACTATATCCCCCTCGTAAATCTCCGTACCGTTCTTGTCGGTAAGCCCGGTAAACTGCATCAGAACAGGGCCGTTAGCTTCGTCGTACAAATTCCATTTGTAGCCAAAAATCTCCCATTCATCGCCAGTCCTTCCCAGCTTAACGCCGTCACAAACGCCCGTATCATCAGTGTAGGTTAAAACAAGTACATCGTTTCTGTCTGTACCCGTATAGCGCATTACTTTACCATCCCACGCTCTAAATTTCAGTTGCCTCATTGTCTTGCTTTCGTTAGTTGTTCTCAATCACCCTTACTTCGCGCTGCTCCTCCTCGGTCGCCCACCGGAATCTCTTGCCCCCTTTCGACACCACCCCGCGTTTGATCGAATCGTACACGGTAAGGTGTGCGGTGGTGTAGTAACGGGCCGCATCGTTGGTGGTTGCAAACAGTAGACCGTCTTCAACGCAGACCACGAAGCGGCTTTTCCCTCTGGGCCTTCCGATCAGTCCAGATGATGCGGATGTATCACCGGGCATAGATCGTTCGTCCTGCGCCGTTTCTGGCGCTTGTACGGGGCGATCTGCCCTATGGTAGCCCTGCTGCTCCAGTTGTTGCAATCGTGCCTCTAATCGGATCTTTCGGGTGGTGATGGTCGTTTCGCGGCCGAACGGGTCGATCAGGACAGCGCGTACCATGTCGGTGCGGGTCGATACGTCGCGGCTACCTACAGCCGGGTTGCCCGCCGGGGTGTAGCCGTGGCCGGGTGAAGAACCGAGCCGGATGGAAGATTGGTTGGTTGGGGTCATGGGTGAATAGCCCCCGCCCGGTGTGAGCGGGGGCGTTAGGGGTTATTGCTCAGCTTTTTCCACCATTTTAGGAGTGATGGTGAAATAGCGGCTTTCTAGTTGCTCAATCCGATTGCAAACAATTCCTATGATTGTTTCGTAGGCAATCATTTCGTCTCTATGCTGCTTATTGGCGGTCATGTTCCACAATTGAACAGCCCCTTCGTGATGCCTTTCTAGGCTTAGCAGTAAGCCGTAGGCCGCTGTCAATGACAGATTACCAATAGCTTCTTCGTCAATCATTACGTCTATTGTTTCCATGCTAGGCAGGTTGATTTAGTTGCAGAATGTTGGTTGCCACTACCCACAGCTTGTCAACATGACCCAGCCGCTTGAGCATTTGTAATTTGCTTTCACCTGGATTAGGCTTGCAGTGGTTGACCGACACCCGGTAACGGTAGTACATCTCCGTATAGATTTTGCGCCATACATCGGGAACGGGTGTTACTGTAGCCGATGCGTAGACGTTGACCATGCGCCGTACTTTATCTTCCGTCGATAGTTCAGGCATTTCTTCTGATGGGGCGGGCAAAGCCTGTAGTTCGGCGGTTGCTTCCTGCTGTATCTGCTGAAACTGGCCAAACCGCTCTTCGAGGTTGGATACCCGCCGTTCAGTTTCGACCATCTGCTTAGCCACTTCAACACTGGTTTGCAGCGATTGCAGAAGTAGTTCCATTGGGGTAAGCGGCAGGGCGGTTGCTGACTGAGCTACCTTATCGGCTTCAAGCTCCTGCCAACGCTGTACGATCTTGTGACGGGCTACAATATCGTAGCCGGATAGTAGTGTTGTGGTCGTGTTCTTGTCCAGCCGGTACATTTCCCGGGCCTTACCTTGCGCGTCGACGTAACTAGCTGTTTCACAATGCCAGCTCAAATTTGAGCCGGCCTCTTTCGCGGCCTCAAGTGTTTCAATCATTTTGCGGATGTCGCGAATGATGTTTTTGTGAAGCTTTCCTGTCAGTTCGGCAATCTCCAAACTCGACATGGTTTTGATCTGGGATGCGATTTCAGTTGTCATGGCTATTCAGTCGGTTTGGTGAGATCAGCAATTCGCAGGGAAAGAAATTCGTCCAACATCTCGTAGTAGAGAATCTGTAGAGCAAGCGTAGACCCGAAATTCGAGTCCCAGTTTTCGACGTTGCCCATGAACCAGGCACGTAAGTTGCGACGCACAACGTTTACCTCGTTGGGGTCACTGAACCAATCTTCCAGGAATTGTTGCGCCGTTTCTGGTACGGCAAAGGAGGGAACGGATGCGGCCGGGCCGCGTACGGCTTGCTCCGGAGAGCCGCCCGGATTGGGCTGGCAATTTGATAAATTGGACATTGGTATTGGACGGTTTATCCCTTGTACGGAAGGGGTTAAAAAGCAATGTAGGCGGACTACCGCACTAACCCGCCGTCCAAGCACCAAGTCCGGGGCCGCACACGCCATTACAACGTGTGCGCGGGGTTGCGATAATCCGCCTACATCCTTCTTAACAGGATATAAACCGTTACCAATAAGGCATAAAAAAAGCCCTACAACCGAATGTGAGGGCATCGCTGCCCCGGAACTATGATACTTGGACGGATGCAAGTTAACAGTTTTCATTCGGTTGTCAATAGGTTTGCGTTAATTTTCTTACGGCGTCGGTAGTTGTTGGTTCATAATTTCCGGTACGACCTGCCAATGATAGGCCAGCATACGCCACAGCAGGTACAGCAGCAGCCCGGCGAAGCCTGAACCGAGTATCCAGTTCAGCGTTTTCTCATCCGGCCGGGTAAAATCAATTGGTTTCATTTGATGTCTGTGTGGTTAGTTGGTCTTCGATGTGCTGAATGGCCTGGAAGAGCTGGTAGACCACCTGGGGCACTACAGCATTGCCTAAGGCTCCGAGTCGTTTACCATCGTCCAATCTTCGGGGAAACCCATCATCCACTCCACAAAGCATGGGTTTAGGGTACCAACTATCCCACTGTCCAGGATGCGTTGTCCGGTCTGGTCGGGTAGTAGAAATACGTCCCAGCCCAATTGACTCCCGATTTTCACGCCCGATGGTCGTTTTCCGTTGTTGTGAAGTTTGTTGTAGGCGGTCGTACGGTATCCGTTGACCATCTGAACCATTGAGTCCGATTTGACCGGCGTAGGCAACAAACCAAACGCGCTGCCGTTCGTGGGGAGCGTTGACACCCGCAGCCGGAAGGTTAACCGGCGGTATCGTTTCGTAACCGAGGCTTTCCAGGTCAGATAACACCTCGTGGACGACCAATCCATCTGACCAATTAAGAATGCCAGAAACGTTTTCCCCAACCACCCAACGCGGTTGGACTTCGCTAATGACTCTAAGCATTGACGGCCACAGGTGGCGTTCATCTTCTTTCCCTTTTCGTAACCCGGCCTGACTATACGGTTGGCATGGAAAGCCCCCGCAAATAAGGTCAATTGCTCCCCGGTACGGGGTGCCGTCAAACGTGTTGATGTCTCCATAGATTTCAGCATTTGGAAAATTCTTGCGTAGTACTTTCTGACAGAAGGGGTCTAATTCCACCATCACGCGGCTTTCCCATCCCATCCATTCGGCGGCCAGATCGAAGCCGCCGGCCTAATCCCCGCGAACAGCGACATTACAGAGAATGCCTTGCGTTCGCGGGGTATGTTGTTTTGGGTGTTCATGGTGTCGTTAGCAAGTCGCTTAGTTTGCAGTAGTACATCACGCACAGCCCCGCTTCAAGGCCCATAAAAAACCATTGCCAGCGGGCATCCTCACCGCGTTTTGCTTTCTGGTTGCCCTTGACGTAGTTCATTACTGCCAGTAGCAGGGCTGACAAAAACACGAGTAGGTGCGTTACAATCGGGTTCATGGTGTCAGCAGCCTAATGATTTCATGAAATCGTACATGCCGTTGTCCTTGCGGGTCACCATTTGTTCGAGCAGCATATCAGTTAGCTTGCCCCAATGGTCGACCAGCCGCGCCCAGACGGGACTAACCGCCCGCATACGGTCTAGCTTAGCGCGGAATTGCGGCACCGCTTCCAGCAGTAAGTGACAGCGCCGGAAATCAGACGGGTCAAGCGGGTGACTTTCCCACCGGCTACGCTCAATCGACACGTCGTCTGATAGGTACTTGAATATGGTTTCGGAGCTTACCCCCCGTTCCCCGTTGGCAAGCCACCACATCGCGTTTTGTTTCTCGGTTCGCTCGCTCGGTGTAGCGTTGACCGGCTCTGTCCAGGTCTTTTTGCAGCTTCGATGTAGCTTGGCGAACGACTTCATGAAGTCAGAAGCCAGCGTTACCGGCATGGGTAGGGGCATTGGCTGCGACACACCGCAATGGAAGCAGAATAGCGCCCCGTTGCGAAAGCCGGTATGTTCGGTTTTAGGTTGCTTTGTCATGGTGTCTTCTCATTTGCGCCCTGACGAATGAGCCAGGGCAGGTAATTCAGTTCAATCCCGTTCTGCTGACAGTACAGCAGAAAGGCAACCAGGTAGCGGTGCGGGGAAATGCAGGTGCTTGCTGAATCACGGTACGGGAAGGGTGACAGGGTGCTACCGATTGACCATTCACCATCTTCGTACTTGTGCAGATCGTGATTCACAGGCATCAAAATCAGCAGGTCGTCCGTAGACAACCCTTCGAGTTGTTCGCGGGTGAAGGTCATAGCTCCGTCCATTTTGCCGTTTCGACCATCGTACCGTCCTCCTGCACACATTCAAGCAGCCGGGCGTTGGCAGGTCCGAACCACTCCACGTAGCGGGGCGTGGGGTCGTCGATCAGTTCTTCCAGCGTCGGGCGCATGGTCAGCATCGCATCAACCTCGCGGGTGTAGCCGTTCGCGTCGAGCCACTCGAACTTCTTGAACAGCGCGTCGTAGGTTACCCAGGCGGCATCGAGTTTGCGCTGATACGCCACTTCCTGATTGAAGGCGTGTTCCTGCTCAGTGACAGCAGCAATCACCTGATCGTAGTGCGCAATGCTCTGCCTCAGGTCGTCGTTGGGGTCGGGGGCAATCAGGTTTCTACGAAAGAAAGCAAGCAAGGCCCCGCCAAGCACGATAAGGGTCAGATTGAACGTAACCACCAGGGCAATACCGCCTTCGTTGAACAGGGGTGCGTTAAGGGCAACGATGATGGCGCAAATGAGTAAGATTGTGGTGCGTTTCATTGTGCTGTGAATTCGGTTAAAATGTTAGTGTTAATCCTTCGGGTTGGGCCGGTACGTGCCGTCGCTACCGAGCCGGTAGCAGTTCAGCTCACGCGCCCGGCGGTTCAGGGCACCGTAGGCTTTGCCAAGCTCACCCGTGCGTTTGAAGGGATGGTAGCCGTGAAGCTGAGAAGCCCCTTTGCGCAGGAAGGTAACGGCGCCGTTCAGGGCGTGGTGATCGGTAAGTGTATCGACGTACCGGTACCACTCCTTAATGTTGGAAATGTTGAGGGTGCTCATGGTATTTCAGGTTGTCCCGCCCGCAGACGGGCGATGGCTTGTTCGATTTGGTCAATGCGCCAGGCCAGATCGTACATGACGCAGTTCGTGTCGGGCGCGTCGGCGTCGCCCCATTGGTCCCAAGCGTCCTGCAATTCCGCTTTGGCCTGGGTGATCTCGAGCGTAAGCTGAGCAATGCGGGTCGTTGCGTAATCAGGCCGGTTCGGCGCATCGGTCCACACATCCCCCAGCGTTACCGGGGCTGGCTCTACGGCTTCCATGTGTAGCCCCCCGTCCGCGTTGCGGATCAGGGCGTATTGTTGTTCGGGTGTCTGTTCCATCGCTACCGCCGTGAAAGGCCGTTTCCTTTTGGCATATCCGACATCACCCCGCCCGTATTGTTTTTTTTCACGGCAACACCATCATCGACCACTTCCAGTTGCTGTTGGTCGATGTATTCGCCGTCAGCAGACTTATTGTCTACCACGGGCGGTTTTACGCAGTACTGAACGCAACCGTTCAGGTATTCAACTTTGGAGATAGCGATGCCGGTGAAACCGGTTACAATGCAGCGAACTTTTTGGCCTAGCTTAATCATGATTGTCTGTTGTTTGTGTTTTGGTTATTAGCGTTCTAAGGGGTTTGTGAGAAACCGGAGCAGGAGCCCCGCCCCGGTTTGCTGCGTTATCTATCCACAGTTTTCTAAGCCGTCGCCCTCGAAGATTTCGACGCAGGCCAAGCGGTTAGACAAGGCAGCCGAATCAGCCTTTTCTCGTGTGGGATGTACAGCGCTGGTTTCAGCATACTTGTACACATTCACCCACCCCAGCGACCGGGCGGGAACGATTAGAAACAGATCGTATTCGGATTCGTCACCGCCGTAGTAGTATTTGCCATTCGCTGTATAATGGATGATGGCTTCTACTTTGTCTTTATCAATTAGGGCGATGACTGGATACTGCGCGCCTTTTAAATCCAGGCAGATCACTCGGACCGGTAAGCCCTCCCTCGTTTCAACGTGGAACGGTGTCTCTGTGCAAAGGCGCTGGTAGTCTTCGACGGTGAAGGGTATACGTTTGGTTTTCATGGCGTGTTATCATTTTCAAGGTTGGTGTAAGACCGGCCCGGCCGGGCCACGGAGGCCACAGGTGCGGCCGGGCGGTGCTGTTGTCAAACCTTCCTTACTGAATGCTTAGAATGGTAGGGCTTCATCCTCGCCCACTGGTGTATAGTCAAAAGCGGTGTTTTGCGTAGCAGGGGCAGGGTTAACAAGGGCCGCATATTCTTTGCTGGACTTAATCTTCTCCTGAATCCAGCCGGGCAGCTTGTCGAATACGCCAAAGTCAAAGTCAGCGAACGACAGGGCCTGCGTCGGGTTGATCTGGTCGGGGCAGGTCAGCCCTTTTGGTAGCGGGGCGATAGAGCCGATCTTGGCGATGGTTTCGCCTTTGGCGGTCGTGTGGTGAATCACGTTAATCATGCAGGGCACACCGAGCAGCTTGCCAGCATCGAACTTAGCTGCTTCTTCATCGGTGAAGGTTTTGCCCCGCCAACTGCCTAAGTCCTTGCGGAACGTGGCCTTTTCGTGCATAGAGAAGCTGTACTCCTTACCCAAAACGAACGGCTCCTCACCTTTTTCGGGACTGAACACGGCCTTTTCGGTGGGGAACTCCCAGGCTAGACGGATTTTGTTGACGGTTTTAGATTCGCCAAGATAGGTTTCTTCGACGGTGCCAATCTGAATCATCGAAAAGCAACGGGCAACATAATTGCCCTGCTCCATGAGCTTGCGGGTTGATGATCCGGCGACGGGGGCGACAAACGTAGACATACTTTGACAGGGGTTTGATTGGTTATAGATTGATTTGAATTGATTGCTAGGCATCCCACTCAATGAGCAGGTCTAATTCTGAACGGGTGAACTTATCGCAGACCAAGCCGGCAGAAACTTCAAACGGCCGGTTACCGACGGCAACGAAACTGACAATGCCCGCCGGGGCGATACGGGCCACGTAGTAGCCCTGTTCCCAGTTGTAGGATAGTTCGACCAATGCTGTAGGGTCAAGCTGCGTGGCGTACAGATACTTTTCGCGTACCTCGTCAAGCACTGTTTGCTTCTCCTGCTTCTTGGCGGCTGCCTGATCGCAACGAAGCGCGCACAAGTGTTGTACGTGGTTGTTGACCGGCTGGCTGAGCCGGTGGCGGTCGAACTCCTTACGCTGTGGTTCGCTCATGTGCAGATGAGCGTTATTGGCGTTGATAATTTCAGTGTAGCGGTTCACTACGTCTAGGTTGGTTAGGTTCATGGTTCTTGTGGGTTGATTTACTGTAGTTGTCGGGGCAGGGATCGAACCTGCGTTTGCAACCGGCTTGCGCCCGACAGTTTGTAATAGTCTTACTTCTAGGGCTGGATGGTTGACGACTTACGGTTGCGCCTGTTATCCCTTGACCACGGAAGTATGCTATGTCTTGCTGGTCCGTCCACCCGGCGCAGGTTCGTGGGGCCTGCTGTGGTGTGGTGCGAATCAGTAGGACAAATGTAAACACACGTTTACTAATATGCAAACAAACGCTTATGATTTTTTAACTGATTAGTTACGTTTTTTGTAAATATCTAGTTATCAAATAAATAGCTTTTGCAATTGATTACCTATGTCACTATTTTAGGCATACATATACCACTTGGATCATGACCGAACAGCAGTTGCATAAAATGGAGGAGCTTTTTGACCTACGTGATCAGGGGCTAATAGATAAAGAGTCTTACGAAAGGCTCAAGGCGAAAATTTTAAACCCGAAACCAGCAACTAAGCGGGTTTTTCATCAGATGCTTATTCTTCGTGAGCTATTAGATTCTAATGCTCGAATAGAGGCCATGCTTAGTTTGTTAATCGGCTCTGATACTCAACAAGTGGCCGCTAAATCCAAAAAAGGATTTGCTAGAACACAAAGGCATCGGTATAAGAAATTAAGCCAGTTAACAGACCAACTAAAAGAAGCTATGCAGAAGAGTGCGACCTACGAAAAGGAATATGTCGAGTTTAACGAAGAGGTTTAATTCTAACACACAAAAAACCCCGGCCGGATCGGGCGCGGGGCTGACTAGCTATCCATGTCAAGAGTTAATCAGATAGTAAAACGGGAGTATTCTACCTATTGCCAGTTATTTGATAAGGTTAAGTATGCTTATCCTGATGTCATTTCACTATATGCCGACAAAAAGCATAATCCTAATTGGTCAAAGGGGGAATTTGAAATGAAGTGCCTCAATCGCCCAGGCAAGATTAAGGTTCAGCAAAAGCACGTTAAAAAATCAATTTATGCTGTAGTCTTGCTGATTGAAACATTTATGACTGAGGCCATATGCCGCTTTGACTCAGATGGCCACATGCACATAAACAAGCATAGGCGAGATTACACGGAACTAGAAGAACGACTGGTTCCTACTCCGCACTTTCACCGCTGGGATGAAAACGGCTACGAGATTGCCTACACTACACCTGATGTAATAGGTTGTGCTAAAGCTATACACGCTGATATAAACGTTGGTCTTTATCACGTTTGCCAACAATTTAGTATCTTTACTCTTAATGAAGAGCCTATACAAGTAGCTACGTATGAGCTATTCCCAAGCGTCAGTTTAAAGGACAATAACAAGGGTATAGACTTTGATGTGTAATGGAAAATCTACTGCCACTGTTCAAAGCAATTAAGTCTGACTTTTGCAATATTGTAAATTATAAGTTGCGCGGAACAACAATAGAAATTATTACCGGTATTCAGACCATTACAAACGCGGTTGTTTCCATCTTTGTCAGTTATAAAGACGGAAAAATTGTTGTTTCGGATGGTGGATGGATTAACGAAGGCGAATATGAAACGTATTACGCTGAACATGATTCTGATGAAGTGATTGACCTGGTAGTGAGTCAGTATACCTCTTATTTTGATATTAAGTCAGTCAGGAGCAATTCGGGTACTGTTTACTATTACAAAAGCACTGATCGGATTGAGCATTTGTCTTCAATAGCGCATGATGTAGCTCACTTTATTGCCTATACCGTTAGTGCGCAACATACAACCTATAGAATTACAAATGAAGAAAAGACCCAAAAAACTGTGTTTACAAACCAGGTAAATAATGCGCTTAAAAGTCAATTTGGGGATCGTAATGTATTCACTAATGAATACATTAAACTTAAAGATGAACAATCAGTAAAAATAAATTCAGTTGTAAGGATAATCCATCGAGATATTTACAAACAATTCTATTTGATGTACGTATCGGGTTCAAGGCTAGATGCTTTTATTAAAGATGCTACTGAAGCAACTTCCAAGTTCCAATTAATTGACCAGTTTGGCGTAAAAGACAGTTACTTACAGAAGATTGCTGTACTTAATAAAAGTGCCGCAGGTTATAACCCTCAAAAATCAGGGATTTTCTTAAAACAGTTAGAAGAAACAACGGGTAGACCTTTGATTGAAATTGATGCCAACACATCAATGCGCAACTTGTTGGATGCTTTACCCCATAATTAATTTTATTTTAGTTTTCTCTGTTTTATCCATTCTCTAAACGCTTCCTGTAGCCCTGCCTTACCATCGTAACAGATCACGTCAGGCAGGGAGTCTACAAACTGTTCATACACCGCCATCGGGTATCCCAGATCGATCATTTGCGTAGCGTCCTCCCCGTCGATGGCGTAGCGGTCAGCGAGATAAATACGCTTATTGGCGCGGGGGTGTATTGGGGGTAGCTTGCCTAACGTTCGATGCATCGGTTCAGAGCTTTTAAGAGAGCCAGTTTATTTACCTGTAACGGCGGACGTTTGTAGGTTTTCCAAAGCCGGGCCACAGCAGGGTGTATTTCGGGTAGTGTGAGCGTTTCCATGCCTATACAGTCATTTTTAGCGGCCCATCAACTATACCGTCTGCATCTGAATTAATGGCTCCTAGTGGGCTCATATCCATACCCATTGTCAGGAAGTAGTACCGGTTGTGTTCGCGCTTGAAACTGAGCGTTATCGTGCCAGGTATGCCGACTAGCCGCTGTTTCTTGATCTTCTTGACGTGAATTTCAACCGTTGTATTGGCGGGTTCCGTGGATTGGTAAGGCCGGTGAACCGTAATCAGGTTGTCGGTTTTGTTTGCCCACATCGCCCCACCCGACAAGTCGTAAAAATCAACGGGATCGTATTCGCCGTCCTTGTTTTTCTTCATGGCTTTGGGGTGAATGACCATGATGTAGGGAATGTTGTGCAGGAGAGCAAACCGTTTGCGTGAGGTCAGAAACTCCTCCAGGTATTGATCGTCCCGGTCTTTAAACTCACGGCTTAGCTGATTGAACGGATCAATCAGAACGCCGTTTACCCCTAATTCACGCAGACAATATTCAAAGTTGGATTCAACCTCTTCAATCGTCTGGCGCTCTTCCGGGTAGATGTAGTAAAAGTGGTTGGCGATGAAGTTGGCCGCCTGAGCGTATTGATTAGGCTTCATCACGTTAGCGTAGCTCTTATCGCATGACTTGCCCACCAGCGCATGAATCAGCGTATCATAGAACTCTTCCGCCGGGTAGCTCTCAGGACTGAACACCGCCCATTTCCAGCCCGACAGAACCGATTTGTAGAGCATGAGTTGCAGAATAAATTCGGACTTGCCGCTGTTGGGCCTGCCGGTGATTAAGGTAAAGTCCCCTTTCTTCCAGGTAAAGTGGTTATCGAGCGGCTCTAAATGCGTGGTTTCTCCTCTGGCCTTGCCGTTTTTGAACTGATACTGCATGGTGTCCCAGACCGAGGAAAGAAACTTAATGCCGTGGGTCGTCTCGGTTTTAGGCGCGGGCTGTTCTTCAGCCGTTTGTTCGTAGATGGGCTTTTCTTTGCCGTAGCGTATTCCATCGGAAATCGTGCGCTGCGCTTGCAGCACATCATGAACGCCGGGTTTATCGCGTATTTCGTCTTCCAGTACCTTGATGGCGTCGCTTTCGGACACCTTTCCGGCGGCAATGTAGCCACCGGCTAACGTAGCAGCCTTAAGCAGTATGTTGTGCTTTTCGCCGTCTTTGGCCCGCCGGATCATGTTCACGCACTTGTTGAGCAAACCAAAGTCGGTTGCTACCGGCGGCTTTTGCTGAGGGGGCGTATCGTCGGGGGCACTGTACCGCTCATACACCTCTGCCTCTTCATTGATGAAAATATCAGGATCGTAACTTTCAAAGCAGATGCGGGCTACGTCTTTGCCGGATTTGTCCAGCTCCATACCCACCTCTCCTAGCTCTTCCTGCAACGCTGTGAAGTGGCCCCGGTGAGCCGTGGCATTTTTGGGGATTCGGACCAGCGCCTTTACCCCTGTTCCCGATGGCGAAATCCAGGCGGCATACACAAACGGCAGCGTAGCGAGGTATCGTTTTGCGCCCTGCGGATCAGGCAGTTTGTCGAAGTCAAGGCACACATAGCCCGAATGCTGTATGATCGCTTCGTTTGCCCGCTTGGAGAACCGGCCCGAAAAACAGATGCAGGGTAGTTGCCGTTTGATCACATCGGCTTCCGTATGGTTGCCTTCGGCCCGGTAGTACCTGAGTTTTTCAACCAGATCTCGGCTGGCGCCATCACGTATGCGGTCAATGGCCGTTTGAAGGAAAATGTATTCTGGATTGTCGGCGGCTTTAAGATGTGTGAAATACGTTACGCCGGTTGGCCACTTGTGGCTAGGGTTTAGATTTGGTTCCATGCGAATTGTCTTAATCGTTCTTGTCCTTGTTGTTGCACACGCGCCCGTTCACGCCGGGCTTCTTCACTGAGTAGTTCTTCGTACGTGGTATGATCGCCGTGAAGGGGCTTTACTTTGGCCTGTCTGGATTGGTGTTCCTGCCATTTTTCATCCGTGTTATCAAAGACGACGCCCTTCCACCCATTGCCCGCTGAATCGTTCATGAGCTGAACAGCAAACTCTTCGTCGTACTTAGCCAGTTTATTGAGGTTGAATTGCAGTTGTTGCGGGGTTTTCTTTCGCCAGTTCGGCGTCTGACAAAGGGCAGTCCAGGCGAAGTGGAACGGTTCCCCAGCATAGGCGGGGAATTGCAATTCCTGCGCCGGTTCGCGCGCGGGCTTTTCTCTCTTTGGCTTTTCAGTTGGTGGCTCTACAGGCGGAACCTCTTCAACTGCTTCAGCCGCCAATGGCTCTTCTTTCTTTTCCCTGTTTTCCCTGTTTTCTGGTGTTTTACCTGTTTTAGTTGTTTGCACTTCAATTGCATCGTAATTGCAGTCTAATTGCACTGTAATTGCATCGCTATTGCAGTGCTTTTGCATAAATGCAATAGCTAGTTTTACCTTAGTGCCCTGCCCCTTTGTCTGCATGATGATCTCAATAATTCCCCATTCGGCCAGATCATCAATGGCTTTGGCTAACGTGTGCTGTGAGCCGATAAAGCTCATTTGCATGGTGTACAGGACAGGCAAATCCAATACCTCACGTTTAGTCCGGTTGCGTAGCTCACAAATCCAGGTATACAAACTATGATGGTGAGGTTTGCACCCAATCTGCATGGCCTCATTCGTCTCTACTTCTGCGTAGAAAGCCTTTGTTAAAAGATAGCCTTGATTCATAGGGCGCTAAGGGCTTCGTAGAACTCATTAACTGCCTGCATTGCTACGTGCGAACCGCCTTTGTCAGGATGATATTTGACAGCCAATTGCCGGTAAATGCGCTTGACTTCTGATTTAGGCTCAGCTTCTACTTTCGCATGCTTAGACGTATGCACAGACAACCCAAACCGTTCAGCCAGTTCAATACGAATAGCTACCTGAAGCGGCTCCGGGATCGTAAATGTCTCCAAAGCCAATCCCAGGTAGGACGCCGGAACCTCACAAAGGGGCTGGTAAGCGTATTTGCCAAAGGTGAATTGCATAGCTGGCAGTTATCTGAGAGATTAAAAACAGATTAAAAATTGCAGTAGTCTGCAAACATTTGTTTATATGCCCTTAATCTTTTACAAGCTCCAGTACTTCTTTGGCATTTTTTAACCGACGCTCCTTTCTACGCTTGATAACTTCCTTTACAGCATCCCAAATGACCTCATTATAAACCTTATGTCTATGAGCCATTAACCACCGTATATATCCATCATCGTAGGAAAAACCCCGCTCAGTCAACACACCACACACTTCCGTCGTGTAGCGCGTATCCTTCACTTGACCATAGAGTAAATCGATAGTAGCGGCATCGTAAGCCCTGTTTGTATTTTCCAT